AATTAATTAAAGAGAAAGATAATTTAGAAGCTTCATTATCTACTCAAAACGACTTATCAGATTCGCATTATTTTTGGGCTTCGTCAGGTATGGCGGTTTCAGAATTAATATTCAGCAGAATGTTTGGTGAAGTAAAAAGATTAAACATTGGGGCTAGAATATTAAGAGAGGCAGGAAACAAAACGCTTAACCGAGCCGTTGGTAGTAGTGTAAAAGAAATAACTAAAGCAACGGTAAATACGCTTAGAAAAGAAGGTGGCGCAGTCTTAAAAGACGCAGCAGAAGAAGGATTTTTGGACGAATGGCTTACGACAATAACGCAAAACGGAATTAAGATGTTTGTGCTAAATGACGCGAATACACAGCTTTTCGACGATTCTTTTGAGTCGATAGCAGGTGGGCTTTCTGTTGGTGGAGCAATGTCAGTATCTCCTAGAGTTGCAGGGCAGTTTATAAATCATTTTTCTAATAAAGACAGAAGAAACAAGGTTTATAATAATGTAAAGCAAATAACGGAGTTTCAGAAATACTTAGACGACAATCCTGATCTTGATAGAGGACAGATTTTAACTATTCAAGGAAGTATAAACACACTTCTTGAGGATAATAAAAATATAATTAAATCGACTTCCAGTAAATTCGACAACCTTAGTTTAGAAAATAAAGCGGAATTACTAAAAGTATCTAGCGCCTATACCTCAATCGAAATATCTTTAGATAAATTAAATTCTAAAAAAGAATTTACTCAGACAGAGCATAAGTTAAAAAATCAGTTAGAAAAAGAACTTACTAATTTAGATAACCAAAAGAAAAATATATTAGAACGCCCTGCGGAAAACAAATCTAAAGCAAAACCAATTAAATCTGATTTTGATAACACTCTTTTTGATAATAAAACAGGATCATTAACTCCTTTAGGTGAGGAAATGAAACAGAAAATTGCCAACGGTGAAGATATTACCATTCTTACCGCTAGAGAAAACACGCCTGAAAACAAAGCTTTCATTGCGGAAAAACTTGGCATTTCTCCTGATAAAATTAAACTTGGCCTAAATCCACAACAAAAAGCTGATAATGTAAACGTAGGAGATGTGTTTTTTGACGACAATCAAGAGAATATTGATGCGGTTAATAACAAATTCCAAACACAAGAAGCTGTAAAGGTTGGTAAAGACAAGGAAACACAACCAATCGAAACTGATAAAATTCCTGTAGTTGAAGAAAAAGTAGAGACTGAATCAAAACCCGATCAAGAAAAAGAACCAACAGGCTTCGAGGGCATCGATAAAGCATTGTCCGAAGCTAAAAAACCCGAAACAATTGAAGAAAAACAAGAATCACCCAAAACAGCCGAACCAAAAAAGGAGTCAACGGTACTTCCTAAAAAAGATAAAGTCGAAATTCCCGCAAAAGAGAGTGAGCTAAAGGGCCAAAAAAAGACCATAAAACCACCTGTTACGGAAAAGAAAGAAGCTAAACCGACCAAGAAACAGGAAGTTAAAAAGACTGTAATAGGGCCACAAAACAAAGATTTAGTATTTGAAACGGATCTAAACATTTATAAAGTTGATGTTAAGGATGGTAAGCTTGTTATCACTCCAACACTAGGAAATAAAAAGCCAAGTCAGACAGAGATAAATAAAGTTACTGAGCAATATTTAGCAACCAATAACTTTGATGAAGGTAAAAGAGCAAACCTAGAGGGGGTTCCTGAAAACAGGCAAGACGAAGCAATTGAAGAAAGAAGTGAAAACGCTCAAGAAATTGCAGAGGCTATTACGAGGGTTAAGAGTCAAGAAGCAGAGTCTAAAACAGGCGCTCAAGATTCTAAAAACGGAGCCATTGCACAAGCTTTATCAGGAAAACAAGTTGACGTAAACAGCTACACCAACGATAAAGAAGATGTAAGCCCGTCATATTTCAATAAAAGAAACAAAACAGGAGATATTCAAACGGTTGATGATATTAGAACAAACGCACAAGCTCAATTAAACCAAGATGTTTCTATAGAGGAAGTAATGGACTTTATGGAGAGCAATAGAAGTCCTAAAGAATTTCTTGACAACCAAGACTCTTTAAGTGATTTGAGCGGTTTAGAAGTTAAATTTACAAGCGTTACAGGATTGGACGCTACAGATAAAAACGTTGCTAAAGTTGTGGGTGTGGAAGTCACTAAACCTAAAGAGGCTCCGAAAAAGAAAGATGATGACGTTCCTTTCCAAACCGAAAGTAAGTTTACTAAAATAGCGGGTGAGGCATTAACAAATTTAGTTGATAGACTTCAAAGAACAGGGCTTTCGAGAGGGGTTAAATTCCTTAACAGTAATCAAATTTCAAGTGTCTTAAAAAGCATCGGTATAAATAATAACGTTCAGCTTCAGCAAGAAACAATACTTAAAGCTCCTAATGGTAAAAAATCTAACCTAACAAGGGATCAATGGAGCCAAGTTAGAACCAAAGCTTTTAAAGATTGGTTTGGAGATTGGGAAAATAACCCTAAAGGATCTAGTAAAATAGTTGACGAAAACGGAGAGCCTTTAGTGGTTTATCATGGAACAAATGCACAATTTAACGAGTTTAAAGAGGGATTTAGCCGAACTAAGTTAGAGGGGTTTTATTTCACACCCTTTAAAGAAGAAGCGCCCGCAGATGAATCGTTAGGGGATAATGTTAAAGAGGTGTTTTTGAATATACGAAAACTAGAAGTATCTAATGTAGAGAACGACTTAGATTATTACTTAGATTTTGACAAAAGAAGTGATTTAAAAATTAAAGATGCGGACGGAATTTATTTTAAGAGCGACGAAACAAGAAATCAAAATGAGATTGTTGTTTTTGAATCCAACAATATTAAGTCTGCTACAGACAATATAGGCTCCTTTAGCCCTGAAAGCAAAGATATTCGTTTTCAAAAAGACGATGATATTCCTAATGGCTTTGTGCATAACGGAGTTGTGTATTTAAACACCGACAAGGTTAAATCAGATACTCCTATTCACGAATTCGGGCATCTATGGAATTCATACGCAAAAGAAAACCACAACGCACATTATCAATTAGGATTAGCTTTAATTAAAGATACGGTTTATCATAAAGAAGTTAAAAATAATCCTGCATACGCACATTTATCAGAACAAGGAATGCTTGAAGAAGCTCTTGCTCAAGCAATAGGCGAAAAAGGTGTTAAAATAATAAATGAAAGCAAGGCTAAAAAGTTTAGTGCTTGGTTCAATAGTTTGTTTAAGAAAATTGCCGACGGATTGGGATTAACCAATACAAGCGGAAAAGCTCTTTCGGAAATGACATTAGATCAATATACGGATTTAGTTAGTGCTGAATTATTATCAGGCGAACAAGTAGTAGAGGAATCGGTTGCCGAAAAAGCCCCTAAATCTAAAGTAGAGACTTCAACACTTTCAAATATTGAACTTGTCATGGAAGTTCAAAGGGCCGTATCTAATACTAAGAAAAAATTATTAGATAAAGCAAGAGATAAAAAAGCTGTTGCCAATGACGTTAAGAAACTTCTTAAAGAATATATTACGGAAAACCTCAAAAGGAACAATATAACCGATATTCATAAAAACAAATTAAACGCTTTGTTGCGTTCAGTAGAAAGCGCAAACACATTAAAAACCCTTAAAACACAACAAGCGAAAGTTGATATAATTGTTGCCCGTCTAAATAATATAAAGCAAGAAAACTTAAGCAAGGAGTTAAAAGCAAGAGAATTGGCTTTGGAAAAAATCAATAATAAGAAAATAAACCAAAAGGTAAAAAGAAACTCTTTATTAGATTATTTAAAGGAGGCTCGAAAAGGTAAAAAATTATCTGATTTAAGTTTCACCCAAGCAGGAGCAATTTTTAATTCTATAAATAATGCAACTACAGAAAATCAATATAATAAGATAATTGATAAAATTGATGCGTTATTACTAAAACTAGAAACTAAGGCTGAAAAAACAAAAGCCGAAGCAGATGCTAAGGTTAAGGAGGCTAAGGATAAGGCCCACGACACTAAAAAGAAACTTGTTAATCGCAAAAGAGCTTTGAGACAGTATATTCAAGCGCTTTTAAATTTCAGGAACATACCGAAACTTAAAAAACGTCAGCTTACCAAACTTATGAATACGGTTTCTGAAGATATTAAAAACGAAGCTGAATTAATTAAACGCCTTGATATTGTTGAGACAATATTAGTTGGAGCAACCAATGACGCGATTATTGACGATATAAACGCTTTATTAAATAAGAAGTTTCTAAAAGTAGAAGGCGGTAGATTAAAAGGTAAAAACAACACTACTCTAGCTGATAAAGTAAATAAAGCAATTAAAGCCAACACAGTTATAGAAGGCGGAACCGCTCAAGAAAAAAAGGAAAAATTGCTAGATAAGCAAGAGGAATTATTTGAAGCTAGGGAAAAGATTTATGACAAGTTAGATGCGGGTGAGGTATTGACTACTGAAGAAGTTGACAACCTTTATATTTATGGAGTTTCTATTTCACTTATAAACGGAAAAACCGCTACAGATGTTAGCGGAGCCACAGCTATATTACTTGGTGCAAAAGAAGCTTTAACTGAATTCCATAAATCACAACGAATACTTTTAAAAGCGCAAATTGATAGTAGAAACGAAGCCGACAAGCAAACCGAAGATGATTGGCATGAAAGCATATCTTTCGGAAAAGAAGCGTCTAGGAAAACTAACGAGGATCTGAAAAGAGAAAGACGAACCCTTAAAAATGTTGCTCAGAATTTTTGGACTACAATAACAACGGGAGGTATTAAGTTTATGGCTTCCTTAGATGAATTAGCCTCTATACTAGACAGAAAGCCAAATATTGACAGAGACGATAGCGCGGTTCAAAAAACCTTTAATGAAATAAAAAGAGGCGAAATACAAAAATCTAGGAGAATTCAATCCTTTAAAGACCTTCATTTAAAAGGAATTAAAAGCATATACGGGAGTAGATTTAACGCGAATAGAATACTTGGGAAAAACAATGAACTTTCACTTGATCGAGTTGTTGTCGATGATAAAGGAGAGGTTGTTTATGTTAATGCTGAAGGAGAAATTGTACCAAACGCTTTAGGTAAAGGCGATGATGTAGCGATCCCTTTAACTCAGAAAGAAACGTTAAACTTTACCACTTCAGAGCTTCTAAGTGTTTGGCAGTATGCGAAAAACCCTAATTTATTAAGCGGGTTAGCTTCTAGCGGGTTCACTCAAGAAGTTTTAGATGAAATTGATAAATTACTACCTGATAGTGTTAAAAAACATGGAGAGCTATTGTTTGCCTTGTACGATACAATGTACGACGATGCAAATGAAGTATATCAAAAAATGTACTTTACCGATATGGGGAAACCTGATTTTTATTCGGGTAAAGTTTATAGAAGTGGAGATTTAGATAATTCAAATGAAGACATACTTAAAAAATATGGAGTTTCAAGAAATACAGGTTATGGCTCCCAAAAACAAAGAACGATAAATAATAAACCTATAGCTCCAAAAGATGTAACTTATTTATTTGAGAAACATCTTCAGGAAAGTTCACATTTTATTGCTTTTGCTGAAATTCACAGAGAGCTTGGTAAACTAATTAAAAGTGATCGTATTCAGAAAGCAATTCGAGACAGTAACGGAGGAAACGCAAACGATATTATTATCACTATCGAGAAGTTGAAAGAAAATATACTTGAAAGAGATAATGATACTAGCAACTTAATGTTTTTAGATATTTTAATGAGAAATATTGGTAGAGCAATACTTTCATTAAAGCCTCTTATTGGAATAAAGCAAACAGCTTCAGTTGTAAATGGTGCTTTTGCAATGCCAACAAACATGTCTTTAAAAGCTAGGGCCGAACATTTTTCACCAAAAAACTTATATAATTCATTTCTATTAATCAAAAATAATAGTGATTGGTTCCAACAAAGGTATTCTGTAGGTCAAATGGAGAACACAGAGCTTGGATTGTCTAAATTAGCATCTAGCAGTAGTTTAACCAAAAATAGTGATGTAAACGCTTTGTACAAGGAAGGTAAGAGGGTTGTAGATAAAGCAAGGGACTACTCTATGTTTTTTGTCAAGCAAGGGGATAAGATAGGGGTTATGGGGGCGCTTCCTGTTTTCAGCAGTTGGTACAATGAATATTTAAAAACAATGAGTCCTGATGAAGCTTTCCAAAAAGCAATAGATAAATTTGATACTACAGCAGATAGAACGCAACAAACCCAAACCAAAGCGGGTAAAACAGCTTTACAATTAAATCCTGCATTAAGATACGCGGTTCAGTTTGCTTCGGCTCCAATTCAGAATTTACAAAACGCTAGGCATTACAGAAGACAATTAGTTCGTCATTACAGAACAAATACCGCTCAAACCAACGTAGTAAATGGATTAGCTTACTTAAACTATAGACTTGCGCAACCGCTTGTTTACGCTTGGGTTACAGGATTAATGGCAGGAAACTTAATGACCGCTTTAGGATTTGGAGAAGAAGAACCTGATGATACCGATAAAGACTTACTGACTTTTGCAATACTAGGTAATTTCGGGGCCATCCCAATTATGGGAAATATCTTGAAAGGATTTGTTGATAAAGTTATTTTAGAAAAAGAAAAATCTTGGGGAGAAATAATGGCTTCCCCTGTAACGGAAACGATCAATAAATTAAAGCAAGAACTTATTTTTACAGAAACCGCCAAAACAAAAGAAACGCAAGTTAAGCACATGGAAAAAGCGATCAAACTTTCTCTTGAGCTAGGAGTTGGTTTTCCCGTACAATTACTTGATATGCTGAACGGAGACTTTGTAAATATGGTTTTAAATGACGAAATAGACGGCAGTACTAGAGCTTTAAGATTATTAGGAGCTTCTTATTTTGCTATTGAAAACAGCAGAAAACAAAGAACTACAAGGGAAAAAGCAGGTTTAGCCGAAAAAGATGCAGACGATAATTTTAATAAAACAGAAGTTATTTACAATATTCAGACAGGGGAGAAAAAATACTCAAAAGAAGAATTAGAAGAAGTTAAATTAAATTTAGCTTGGCAAGAAGAAAACTTTGGAATAGGAACCAAAAAGCAAAAGAAAACTAAAGCTAAATTTATTGGCCCTAATTTAAGAGGTGAAGAATCCGCTACTGATAAAAAGAAGAAAGGGAAAGGGAAAAAACGTAAAACAAGAAAAGCAAAAAAACCAAAGACTAGAAATACAAATTAATAAAAAATCGTAAATAATGGACAAAAAAGCGAAAATCAAAAGGCTTATAACACACCTCGAAGCCTTGAACAAATCCTATGACAATATCATAGAGATTATGAATTCAGATCTTAAAAAGAAATTCATAGAAGACCCTGAAGATAAAGACGCTGAAAAAATAGAAGTCAACGCCATGAATGAGGCTCAAATTAAGATTTGGATGCAGGGCCAAGTCGAAGGAGCGTTATCTTCAAACGCACTTCTAAAAGAAATCGAAGACAAAGAAAAAGAACTTGAGGATTTGCAAAAACCGCCAAAGAAAGACGGGGAGCCTGTAGTTGGTGATAAAAAACGAAAAGGAAACAACATGAATCAGCACTTAGTTTAATGGAAAGAGATAGAAGTTACAGGAGAAGGATTAGTAAAAAAATAAATCCGTTTACAATTGTTCCGAGAGCGCAATATAACAAGCTTAATAAAGAAAAAGCTTGGGAATACAAAAGATACCCTGAATTTGACGACAATTTTTGTTGTATATCTTTAGACGGAACTTTAGGGGATATTTATAAAGTAGGTAATCTATACATTGGCTTGCCGTCCGTTAAAGGCAGGGAAGTTATAAATTCCGATAAAAGTGACGACGAATCTAAATGGGTTCGTGAAGAACCTCCCGTAGCTTTTGACGATTTATGGTTTGATTACAAAAACGATATGGCCTCGTCCACAGTTGCTAAAAGGGTTCCAATCCGTAGTGAATTTGTCAGGCAAAGAGACATTTTAATAGATAAACACCAAGAGTTTGTTGATAATGAATTCTACAAAAGAAAACATGGTATATTTATAAAAATCGATCAAGACGTACATTACATAACGGGTGAACATTGGATGTTCTTAAAGCACTATTACCTGACAGAATCTAATATGTTTGGGTATTTTAGGGTTCCTGCAATGGAAAGTTATTGGCATTGGGAAGCTGTAGTGGCAGATCAAAATTCTTGGGGAGAAATTAGAGGGAAAGGACGTAGAACGAGTTGGAGTGTAGAGTCAGCATCTATGGCTTTAAACGTTTTTACTAAAACAAAATACGCAAACATTCCTATCGTATCGGAAAGAAAAGATTTAGCAAAAAAACTATTTAAAGATAAGATTATTGGGAGTTTTGAATATTACCCGATTTATTTTAAACCGCTCATTCCTTTACCTGACAGAGATATAGTAAGTAATTTAAACATTTCTTTTGAAACAAAACGTAAAGAATCTTCAAATATTGATTACTACCCTACAAAATTAACCGCATACGATAGCACAAAAGTTAAAAACATATCTATTAATGACGAGATCGGTAAATGGGAAGAAACGAGTTTGTGTGAATTTGTTTCTAAGCACATGCGTTGTCATACAGAAGGTAAAGCAACAGGTAGGTTTGGAAGTACGGCAGGAGATTACGCAAAAGGCGGAGGTCAAGAGTTTGAAATTGAAATGTTAGATGCAAATGCAAATGAAAGGAACAGGCTTGGAAGAACAGGAAACGGATTAATTTCTTTATTTATTGATGTATGCTATACAATGACGCAACCTATTAGTTATTTTGACGAATGGGGATATGCAGTTGTTAAGGATCCGATAGAGCCTATCCTTAACGAGTCAGGAGAATTGCTTGAATGGGGCGCGGAAACGGATTGGGATATTACTTACGAAAAACTTGCTAAAGCGAAAGGGCCTAAAGCAAAAGCTAAATTTAACGCTTTTATGCGGGACATGCCTAGAACTATTGAACACATGTTTAGGAATGAAGGGGGTATTAAAAATGATTTTGACATTATAAATCTTAATAACGGTTTAGAGCATTTAAGAAAATATACAGAGGACGATTTAGTTGACACCGTTTATAGAGGAAATTTGGTTTGGAGTGGCGAACCTTTTAACTCAGACGTTCAATGGCGACCAAATACAAAAGGAAAGTTCTTTACTACTTGGATCCCGCCCAAAGATTTAGCAAATAAAAGTGTTTCAAAAGTGTTTATGGGTAAAAACGTAAGGTTTCCGTCCAATAACCATATAGGCTGTTTTGGAGTAGATTCATACGATATTATGGGGAACCTTAAAGACAAAAGCGGAAGTGACGGGGCTATTGTTGGTTATACAAAAATGTCTCAAACGGGCGCACCCTCACATTCATTCTTTTTAAAATACAAAGAAAGACCCGACAAACGGGATGATTTTTACGACGACGTAATTAAAGCTTGTCAATTCTTTGGTTTTTATGCACTTATCGAAAGTAATAAATCAAGAGTTTTAGAATATATGTACGACAAAGGATTTACGGGATATGCTATGAGACGACAAGATAAGAAATGGAGGCACTTAAACGATTCTGAAAAGCTTTGGGGAGGTATGCCTAGTTCAACTCCTGTTATAGAAGATCAGGCAAGTTTATTAAAAGATTATATACTTGATTTTGTCGGCCAAGATTTAGACAACGATTGTAAGGTTTGGTTTGCAGACTTAATAACGGAATGGATCAACTTTGATTTGAATAATAGAAAGCTATTCGATTTAGGTGTTGCTAGTGGATTCGCCCTTATGGGAGCGTCTTACAGAGTCAAGCAAAGAAAGAACGTAGAAGACATTATGCAACAAGGCGGAGTCACGATGGGAGCCTTTGGAGCTTAATTACCTTTAAACAAGTTACAACACAATATTTAAAATTATATTTGTATTTTACTCAATAATATGGCTGAACGAATAACAACCGCATTTCCTGATGATTTAGCTTCAAATCATGTCAAGGATTCTGACGCATACGGACTAGAGGTGGCGGAAGCTATTGAGAGTCAATGGTTTTTTGGCAACTTATCTAAAAGACGGGCTTGGATTGATCTTATGAGATCATACGCAAGAGGCGAACAAGATGTACAGCAATACAAAGACACTATAGAAGGAACTAGGGACGAAAAGTCGGATAAAATCGGAGTCAAAACACATAAAATAGATTACACTCAATTAAAAACATTAGCTTCTTTTAGAGATATTGTAATAAACCCAATAGACGAAAGTTTGTTTAAGCCTAGAGCGGAAGCGATTGATATTACAGCAATAAATAAAAAGAAGGCTGTATTTAAAAAATTCGACAAAGCATTCCATTTAAGGGAATTCAACAGTATAATCGAGAAAGGAACAGGCGCTAAAATAAACGGAAGCGACATTCCAAAAAACGAAGAAGCGTTAAAGATAAAAAAATTAGAATATAAGTCTGATATTGAAATAGCTCAGGAACTTGCGATTGAAAACGTAATGAAGCTTGAGAAAATGGAAGCTATTAAGGATAAGCAAAACGAAGACTTATTCGATTTAGGATTTGCAGTTGGTCGTCATTATACCGATTACGCAGAAGGAATTAAATTAAAAGGAATAGACCCTTATAATTGGATTCATTCACCATTTGAAACAGATGACGGTAGAGATATTCGTTATGAAGGAGAAGTTGATAAAGCAACTATTGTAGAGCTACAACGAATTTCAGGTAGAAAATTTACAGAAGCGGAATTTCAAACGTTAAAAAATCTATCAATTGGAGCCTCAGACATGACCGATAATTCAGATCCTTATACTGAAGAAGCGGATGGAGGTAGATTGATTGAGTACATTACATTTTCTTACTTAACAGGTAAAAAAAGAATTTTCAAAAAACTTAGAAAAGATAAAATTGTCAAGTTAATTGACAGGACAAAAGACGAGGAAGAATATAACCCAAAAAGGGCCGATAAGAAAATCGAAATTCCTTTCCATTTATACTACGAAGGAATTTACGTTCCTTCAGCTAAACTTTTACTTAAATGGTCGCCAATTGAAAACCAAGTAGAAGACGGGATAAACAAACCCGAACGTCCGTTTGTTATTTATGCTCCAAAAATCAAAAGACTTTCTGAAAAAGGAAATACTAGATTTGATAGTTTAACACAAAGGGCTATTCCTATTATTGACGACATTCATAGAGATTGGTTAAAATTCCAACAACTTAAAATGGAGCTACGGCCCAACACCGTTGTTATTAATCCGCAAGCTCTTGAGAACGTATTTTTAAGCGGTAAAAAAGTTACAGGACAAGATATTTTAGATATGTACTTCGGTAGAGGTATATTACTTGCAAACGAACTTGATAGTGAAGGAGATCCTGTAGGTAAAGCAATTCAAGAACAAGGCGGAGGCGTAAACAATACAGGGCTAGTATTCTTGTCGGGAGAGCTTGTTAAGAGTTACGACAGGTTAAGAAATCTTTTAGGAATTAACGAAGTAAGGGACGGAACTAATAAGCCTAATTCCAAAACAGCAGTAGCGGTGCAAAAAATGCTATTAGTAAGTTCAAACAACGCTACAAGTCATATCGTAAGAGGAAGTTTCAATATCTCTTTACAGTACGCAAAAGGAATTTCACTAAGACTCGTAGACGTACTAAATAACCCCAACTTAAAGAATAGGTATATAAATGCAATTGGTAGTGATAACGTTGAATTACTAGACGCTATCAAAGAAACCCCAATGCACAAGTACGCTATTTATTTCGACTTCAAGCCTGACGATGAAGAAAGGGTTGTTTTTGAAAGATCTTTAGCAGACTCTTATAGTCAAAAAGAAATCAATGTAGCTCAATACAACAAAGCTAGAATGATACGTAACGTCAAGAGCGCTATCAAATACCTAGAGTTTATTATTAGAGAAAACTTAGTTCTAGCTGAAAAATTAAAAGTAAAAAATATTCAGGCAAACGCTGAAGCCCAAGCTAAAACAGGTCTTATTGTTGAGAAATCAAAACAAAAGACTATTAATGTACAATGGGATCTTAAGAGAAGGGAATTGTTGTTGACGGCTCAGATTAGCGACAAATCGAAAGTTAAAGAGGCTCTTATTACCAACTTGTTAAATGAAAAAGAGCATGTTAGAAATATGCAGTTAAAGGGCCTTGAGGTTACCGCAAGCGTGAATAAAGAAGCTACTAAAGAAGAAGAAAGAAAAAACAGAATCGACCAAACAAGCACAAACACCTCTAAACAAATAGAACAAAAGCAAAATAGCGCTCCTGCAATTACATTCGGCAATGAGCTTGAAGATATTATAAAAGACAATAAGGTGTTGTTAGAGAACACAAGTCAAGAACCTAATTTACAATAAAATGAAAACGAACACACTATTTACGTCAACACAAGAAGTAACAATTGCAGTCGGTGAAACATACACCCTTAGAGCCGACGAAGTAATGATTAATAATGTTATCTACAGAAAAGCAGATATTGAAATCAGTTTGCAAAATAACGATACGGGTTCCGCAGTTGAAGATGTAAATATCGGGATCAATAAGAGAGACGGTGTAAGGAATTTACCCGCAGACAAGGTTCCTTTTACTAAATGGACTATTGATGGTGTAGCGCAAGTAATAGGGCTAACAGAAACAGTTGAAGCGATACAAGTAGGAATAAGAGAATAAGATGATTAAAAACACTATATATAGTTCAGGTCAGGTAAGACCAATCGCGTCAGCAGAAGATTACACTTTGAAAGGCGACGAGGTAATGATTAACGGAACAATCTATAGAAAATCAGACCTTATAGTTGCTATCCAAAGTATCAACCCTTTAGCTACTCCCGATACTGTTTTGTTGGGTGTTAAAAAAAGAGATGGTGTAAGAAATTTACCCGCAGTAACAGTTAAATTCATTGAATGGAGTGTTGACGGAATAACTCAAACAGCTTTAGGTGAATGTTTAACTAACATAAACGCAGCTATAGCTTTAGAAACGTTAAGTCAGGAAGTTCTTGACTTTATAGCTAGGGTAGAAGCTGATGGTGGAACGGTACTATCTCCTGAATGTATAGAAAGTCCTACTACTGCCGATTTCTATTATCAAGCGGGTGCAGGTGGTGATGGAGTGGCTTATAGTATTAAAAGTGGAGCTATAGATGATTTCTTAGTAATTAGAGCATCAGAAAAAAGGGTAATAGGTGAAAATGGTAACCTTGTAATAGTCCCTGCTAATTTCCCTGCTTATGACTATCCTGTTATTGGTGGTTGTCCTATATTGTTATTAGAAGGTCAAGCTACTAACTACATTAAGTTTAGTGAAGATTTCTCAGATGTTAATTGGGCTAAAAACAATATACTTATATCCCCTTCAACAGAGTTAGACCCACAAGGAAATCAAAATGCTTTTGAAATAACAGAGAACGGAGTCTTATCAAGTGTTTTAGCTAATGCTACAACAGCAGCACTCGCAGGGGAATATAATGGCTCTGTATGGGTTAAAGGGTTTAATGGGTCACTTAGACTTTCTGATTTTGCTTCTGATAGTAATTCAGTTACTCAAGTTTTTACAGACACAGGGGAATGGCAAGAAATAGACGTTATAAATCCCGCAATCACAACATTAGGTTCAAGGCTTAGATTAGTAATAGATAGCGGTCAAACTGGGTTAATTTGGGGAGCGCAAGTTAAGCCTGAAAAATCTTCATACATTTATACAAATGGAGCTACAGCCACAAGACTTAAAGATGTTGTGTACAGAGCAGGAGATGTAAATAGTTTTAATAGTGTAGAGGGAGTTTTGCATATAGAAGCAGCTAAATTTCAAGATAATGAAACAGATATTTTTGGGTTTATATCACTTTCAGATGGAACAAGAAATAATGAAATTTTAATATTTTCTAATACTCCTGAAAAAGTACATATTTTTGTAAAAGTAGGTGGTGTTACACAAGTATCTGGAGTAACATTATCTTTAGGAGAATCTACAGATTTTAGAATAATGGATTTAAGATGGAAACAAGATAACTACTCTTTATGGATTGGTGGAGATGAAAAAATTACAGACTTAATAGCAGACACTTTTCCTGTAGGTACATTAAATAATTGTAATTATTCATATGGGGATGGTTCAAATAACGCAAAGGCTAATGTTTTAACATCAAAAGTATTTAAAGAATACCTAAGTAATGACGAAATGAAATACTTAGGAGAAAACGGAACTCTACCAGAGTGGAGTACTTATGAAGAAATGGCATTAGCATTTAACTATACAATTCAATAATATGAGCGCAAGTTTAATAATAGGAGGTGGTAACTTTTCAACTAAAGCAGAAGCTTTGTTGGGATATACTATTGATGATAATGGAAATTATAAACCAATAGCGGGTATTTTAGATAGAGCGAGTGAAGCGTCTAGGATTAATAAAAGTGGAGTACTTGTTTTTGAGGCTAATGATATAGCTAGAATAGATTATACAAGCGGAGTGGGCAAGTTGTTGTTAGAAGGACAGAGTACTAATTTAGCTTTACATAGTGAGGATTTTAACGGTAATTGGGGGGTTAATAATTTATCATATCAAACAAACTCCATAATATCTCCTGATGGAACTCTAAATGCAACTAAGTTAATAGAGGACAATACTAATAGCATACATAGAACTAATTCAATTACCATAATTGGATTACCAGTAGATGATTATAGTACTTTTATTTATGCGAAAAAAGGAGAAAGAAGTTTTATATATTTAAGAAATGGAAATGCTACTGTTTTTCCGTCAAGAGCATATTTTGATTTAGAAAATGGAGTTGTAGGTTCTGTAGTTCAAGGTACTGCAAGTATAGAAGATGTGGGCAATGGATGGTATAAGTGTATTATATCTAACGCAAATACTCTTATTGGAAATCATAATCTACAGGTTTATGTAACTAGCGGTGACGGTATTGAATCTTATCAAGGTGATGGAACAAGTGGGGTACATATTTGGGGTGCGCAAATAGAGGCATCAATAGTTCCAACCTCATACATCAAAACAATCGGAAGCACAGTAACAAGATTAAAAGATATATTAACAGGCTTTGGAAATGTTAATACTTTTAATTCTGAGGAAGGGGTTATTGTTGCTAAAATGTCGGCTTTAAGTGATGATTTAACAGAAAGGATTATTTCAATTAATGACGGGTCTAATACTAATGCAATAAGTATAGAATATAGAGGCACAACTAATTTTGTGACAGGAAGATGTAATTCAAGTGGTGGGAACACTTTTGTAAGCACTACGGTAGCTGATATGACTGATGAACTCGAAATAGCTTTTAAATGGAAATTAAATGATTTTGCTTTATATATCAATGAAATTGAAGTAGGAACGGATTTAAGTGGCTCAGTACCCGCAGATGGAACTTTAATAGCTTTTGATTTTAGAAGGGGAGATACCTTGAACAATTTAATAGCTGAAACAGAATCAGTAAAAATTTATAAATCAATAGCAAAGGCACAAGTAGACTTGCCTTATATAACATAGAAATTATGAAAGTAGATAAAATAGAAGCAATTATAAGATACCCGAATACAGAATTATTAATGCAAGTATTTTTAAATGCGGGTATGGACCCAATACCTTTAGGGGAAAGATATCCCGATACTTTTTTAATAGTCGGGTTTCCTGCTCAGGCGGTTGCATTAGAGGAATATTTGAATAATGAGACTGATACTGTTCATTATGTAGGTTGTTGGAATTTGGACGGTTCTCACTATATATGGGAGGGCGAAGAAAACACTCACAGGAATTATAGTCTAGCTAAATATACAGATATTTTAAAAGACATAATCATATTAGATGATGATAACGAACCTATAGGAGAACCGAGAAGACCTAATGAAGAAGAAGTATTATCTTCAAAAGTAACGAGTATTCAAGGTGCGGGTAATAGAGATTTAACTGACATAGATCAGCAAAAAGGAGACACTACCAATCCGTCATCTCCACCACCGCCACCACCAAAACAATGAAAAATATATTAGTCATATTATTTATAGTTCTTTGGTTTTCTAATTATTGGTTGGCAGCTTATTTTTATCCAAACTACAAAATTGAAAGACTAGCATGGGACGGGTATATGGTGCTTAGAGAAATGATATTTGAAACAATGTTTTTTATATTATTAATAAGCTCAATTTTTAAACCATCAAGAGAGTCGAGAGCTTTGATATTCGCTACTTCTGTAGTCGTTGCGTTATCTATTGTAGATAAAATGTCAGGGGTTTTAACTTATGCTAAATCAGACATTATAGTGATCGCGTTTGCTGTATTTATAGGATTGTTTTATTATTTAATAGGGTACAAATGGATGAAAGAGTAAGATTACCTAAAGTATTGGTTTGTTTATTATGGGCTTATATGGGAATTATGGGCGTTGTGATATTAACGGAAGCAGATATGGGAGATAATAATTGGTCTGTTTTTTTTTGGTCGTGTAACCTTTTTATATTCACAGCAGCAGCGACTTACGGGACTATAAGCTTTTATGAAGATTTAAAAAAATATGGAATAAAATATGTGGCGGAAAAAATTGGGTTAGTATATCTGATTAGAAAAATAAAAAGACTCCTTAACAAATGAAAATAAACGGATATACTTGGGTACTATTTTTAATTCCTTTTTTCGCAGACCTTATATTTAAAGGCGCGAATTATGATGTTAATTTTTCGTTATTGATAATAGCAGTTTCAGCATCAGTAGTAGGGAGTACTGCTTTTATCGCAAAGAAATATGAAAACGAAAGAGCTAAATTTAAAAATATATTTGCTATTTATTCGACAGGGTTCTTTTTAAGTTATTTGATGTTTGACTTAGCAACTCATTATAGATCTATGAGTATAGCGGGAGCAGGAAGCGCATTGGTATCTTATTTTTCAATAGAAGTGATACTGTTAGTTAGTAGTGTTATAAGAGGACTGCCGAGTGTGATATTAAGAATAATTGAGAGTTGGGGAAAAAAATAACAAACCTTTTAAAAAAAAGACGATGACACCTAAAGATAAAAAAAACGGCAGTAAATTAAAGAAAACTATTATAGGTATAAGCACCTTGTTGGTTGCAATATCAATTATTGGCGCTTTCTTTACAAATGAGCAAAAGAAAAAAGGAGATTTGCAGGAATATAAACAAGGGCAAAAAGAAGTTACTTTTGATGATTCTAAGCAAAAAAATGACGTTGTAAATCTATTAACCGTAGATATTCATCCTTTTAGATTAGGAGAAGCGCAAAAAGAAATAGGAGTATCGCAAACAGAAATAAAGGATCATCTAGTAGAGGTAGATTCTTTAATCACTACCACTCTTAATCAAAAAATAATTGACGCAGAATATACAAGAGTTCAAGATTCTACAGAAAATGTAAGAGCGATAGAGATTCAAAAACTTAGAGAAAAAAAATATCTATTACAAAAAGATATATGGGATGAATTAATACTTATAAAAGAAGCTCAAAGAAAAACGAACGAGAGATTTGACGGCTTAGAAAATCAAAATAATTAGTTATGAAAGATTGTATTATTGACATTGCTTTAGAAGAATACGGGGTTAAAGAGATTGTGGGGAAAAACCACAATCCTAGAGTGTTAAAGTATTTTAAAGAGACGGGTAATAGTTGGGTTAATGACGATGAAACCGCTTGGTGTAGTGCTTTTATGAATTGGGTTGCTATGTCTGCGGGAGCGAAAACAAGCGGAAAGCTAAACGCTAGAAGTTGGTTAACCGTTGGTGAAGAAACTGAATCTCCTGAAAAGGGTGATGTAGCTGTTTTTTGGAGAGGGTCGAAGGACTCTTGGAAAGGACACGTAGCTATATTTATAAGGCAAACGAAAGATTTTGTTTATGTTTTAGGAGGTAATCAAGGAAACAAGGTGTGTATACAAGCGTATCGTAGAGACAGATTATTGCAATATAGAGACATTAGTTAGTATTATCAGACGAAAAAGCCCCTGCTGTAAACAAGGACTTTTTACTCTAAATAATACATAGTGCGCAATTTAATAGTTCATTAAAACTAACAGGGACGTTAACTCCTGACAGGACAAAAGTACAATAAATTAATTAAAATGGTTAAAACACGCGGTTTTATAGCGAAATACAAAAAATGGATCATTATTTTATTCATAGCTGTTGTGGCTTGTTTTTTCCTTTTCGGGAGTCCTAAAGGATGGGATAGAGCCGAAAAATACTTAGATAAATTTGAGGTTATTGAAAAGGAAATCCAAAAAAAAATAATAGACAGCCTTAAAAACGATAGGGAACTTTTTAAAACATATAAAGATAGCGTAGAAGGTGTTGTAACTATATTTATCCCTAATCAAAACAATGAAATAAATAGACTTAAAAATGAAAATAAAGCACTACATAAAGAGCTTGATTTTATTCGGTTTGCTCAATATACTCAACGTAGGCTTGACAGTTTCGCAGAACACGCAAAACACAAGTGAGCCGAGTTTCTTTAGCGAAACAAGACCGATAAAATACAGAACGTTAAACGAAGCTTTGAAAATCGCTGAGTCTGAAAAGCTTTTAAAGAAAAATGATAGTATTCAAAGAGAAACTATCGCGAGGCAGGATAGTATTATACAGGCTTTGACAAAAGTAAATGACTGGTATAAAAACAATATTGTCCCAAATCTTGAACACCAAATCTCTTTATACAAGCAAAAAGAAGTTTCCAATGAAAAGCTATACGCTATTGAAGATGATCGTTGGCAATTAAAATACGATAAGTTAAAGGCTAAAAAGCTAGGGATTGGATTTTCTGTTGGTTACGGTGTAAATACTATGGGTGTAAGCCCTTCAATAAATATATCTCTTAATTACACGTTGTTTAGACTGTAACATTACCGATAATGAAGCGGTTAAAAATTAAAATAAAGTATTTTTGAGTAAATTAAATATGTCATGGCTAAAATTGATAATAAAGATGCGTACAGAAAGCTTAATCCAATAAACCCCGAAGCGTATTGGGTGCTTACTGATCCTGTAACGGGCAAGACAACACACATAACTTTAGCAGAGGTTAATGGAGAGATTATTATTACAGGAGCCACAACTAACAGGATTCTTTCAGGTAGAGCGACTTGGTTTCAGTTCTTTCAGTACAAAACAACTCAAATAGTATCTGTATTTAATAACTCGACCTACACCACAACTTCAACTACACAGACATTAGAAGGATCTCACGACACATTAAATAGATATGACATTATCACCCTTAAACTTGACGAAGATGGTCAAAGCGCCTCCGTTCGTGTTATAAAAGGACAGTACGCGGAGCATCCTGCAATTCCTACAGTTGAATTTTCTGACGTTGAAATAGTCCTTACAACGATTAGAATTAGTAAAGGCTCAACAACTCCTGATGAAGTTTCTAACGTATTAATGTACGATGAATTATTAGGAGAACCTGACGAGTTCGTGGTTACAGAAAATTCAGGAGGAATAGGAATAACAGTAAACAATTCAGAACACCCAAATACAGGAACTAAAAACATTAAAGTTAATTATGCTTTATTAGAACCTACAGACGTTATTACAATGTCTACTTCAAACAGCTATAGTGTTAATGATATTTCTAGTCTTGATTTATATATTTATATAGGGACAGAAATTTCAGGATTATTAGCGCCTGACCCATTAGATTATATGTCAATAGGTCTTTTCAGTAATCTTAATCGGATTGGCTCAGAAGTTCAGTTAAAAAACGGAGTATATGGACTAGACACAAGTATAACGGGAGTTTATCAGCTTATTTCTATACCTATATCAGATTTTAACGCAGGTTCAACATCGGGATTCTTAGCTGCTGAATACTTTTTAAATAATATCGTTTTAGGATTTGTAGGACAGCTTGGTACAGAAATATTCTTAGATACATTTCATTTAACAAGCGGAGTACAGCCCCCAATTTACGCCAACACTCTTTTAGGGTTGAGAGATATTTTAAGCACTACATATTTAGGCAAAGAAGGGTTCGGGCTTGTAACTAGAGGTTCGGGAATGGTTTTAGAAAGAGCAGCTTTATTAACAGATTTATATAAAGGAAGTAAGGTTATTGTAGGTGATTATTCTCACGTACCTGATACAGACAGGACTTATTTGCCTTGGGCTAGTTTATATATTGTCGATAACGTTCCTTATGCAGATGTAAATGACTACATAACTAATGAAGTAACATTAAGCGCCCCTCCAATAACGGTAGGGCATCAAAGAACTGACGTTATAGTGGTTCGTGTAAATACATTAACTAATCCTCCAACAAAATCTATAGTAGTTGTAGAGGGTGTTGCGGGAACTATTTTCGCAAAGCCACCTATTAATTTACTAACAGATGCAGAACTTACTTTTATAACATTAAGTCAAGGAGAAACTACACCTCCCGACGTTGAAACGTCAATCTTTTATGACGAAGGTACTGAGGCGACAAATATTTTAGCGTCAGCAGGAGTTGATTTAGAGTATCTTATTTCTCCATATTCAGGAGCTAAGTCGGTGTTCTTTCCTAAAAACGAACCTTTAACCAAAGTAGAACTTGCTTGGCAATTAGGAGCTACAGTTCCTTATGATCCAAAAGCAAAAGTTTCATTTGCTGTATTTTTCAATAATCCTATATCGAATAGTCTTTCTATAGAGGTGAAATTAAAAGAAGGAGCAGCCGAAAGAGGTTCTTTTAATCTTAATTATAAAAATATTTATAATTACGGGTTTAACCCGAATACAAAAACAGGTTGGAGCGTAATTACCATACCTGTAATAGAGTTTTACAGCGTTGGAAATGGTTGGGGGCAACATGATGTTTTTGAAATTAAAATATCTAATTCCTCACATGGACAACTAGATTTAATCTTTTTACAAAGCGGAACTTCACGACCTCCTATTGGCGGGGCTGTTGAAAGAACATCACAACTTACTAATGATGGTCAAGACGGGTTAAATCCTTTTATTTCAAGCACCGTTATTGACGATGGTCAAATGCAACTTTTCAAAGGTTCAGGGAGTACAGGTGATGGAGTTGAAATAAACGATGTTAGAGTAGGTTACTTTTATTCTAACAATAGATGGGTAAACGCTATATGGAAGGATACTTTAACAGACCAAGATTTAACAAACGCAGCTAATTATCAATTTTTAGTAGACATCGTTATCGGTGCATAAATCAATTAAATTATGAAAAAGTTATTTATTATACTCGCAGTATTATTTACAGGACTATTAAGCGCTCAAATTACTACAAAAGTCGATGTTATTACAGTCGAAACATTAGGAGTTTCTACGGGGACAGACGAGATTGTTACTCGGAACGGTGCTAATCAACTTTCAGACTCAGGACTTACCGTAGATGATATTACCCCATACACAGGGTTAGAAGCTGTAGATGAAGGTCAAGGAATCGGTTATAGATTAAAAGATAGAGCGCCTAGAAACTCAGGTTTAGGAGGTGTAGATTTAAGTTTTTTCAGTAGCGGTTCAACCAATAAAGGGGCAAGTGGAGACTATTCGTTTGCGTCAGGAGAAAGTGTTTGGGCTTTAGGAGATCATTCGGCAGCTATAGGTAGAGGTGTTATCACCGCAGGAGAGATTTCTTTTGGCTCAGGAGAAAGTGTAGAAGCTCCTTCTTTTGCTGAATTTTCAATCGGAATGAACCCGCTTACATATACAGCAAGTTCGTCTACGGCTTGGGTTGGTACAGACAGGATATTCAATATAGGTAACGGAAATGGCGCTAACTCAAATGTAGTTACGGTACTCAAAAACGCAGAGATAACATTTCAATCCACAACAGCAACAGAAATAGATAGCGCAGGTGATTTTTCTGCCATTACTAGAAAATATTATTACGACAATTTACCCTTAGATAATGAAGTTATAATTAATGACGCTTCTGATTTTCCTGCTGCCGTTGCGGGTGTAATAGAGTTAGTTCCTTTTAGTGGTGCTGCTATTACTTACACTATTGCAGGAAAAAATATTGATATGGGAAGTGATAGATTTACTGTTACAGATGGTGATATTGTTATGAAAGGAAACCATAGAACAGAATCAACACTTACAACTACAAACGCAACAGTATTCTTTACAGTTGTAGATGCCGCTTTCTTTCCTGAATTTATAGGGTTCGATTGCTCTGCCGCTACTGTAATAGATTTTAGTACTCCCGTAGAAACTTTTAAATCACTCACTTTAGATAATGTTATTATAAGGGATTGCGACGAGATAGCTGTTATAGACGGAGCGTTTACAACTTCATTAAGGACTCTTAGCGTAGTAACTACTCAGTCAGGAGGCATTACTTGGACAGGAGCGGATAATGGTCAAATAAATATATCACAAATGCTAGGTATTGATTGGACAGGCACATTACTCGACTTAGGAACAGCAACTTTTGATATTATCAATATAGGTACAGGGAACAGGTTTATATCACCATCAGGAACTACTATTTTAAGCGGTGCTGCTGCAAGTGCTAACTTAACAGCTACAGGTAGGGGATTGGTAACTAACAATCTGTTTAACGGTTTAGGTACTGCTTTAGGTGGTATCGATACAATGGATTTAAAGTGGAATTTTATTGGCAATACTTTTGTAGACGGAACAACTTTAAATTCAAGAGAAGTATCGGATGCGTTTTTGACAGCTAGCACAACAGCTACAATAGGATCTATAGGTGTTTATGTAGCGGTTGGAGGGGTTAATTGGAGTAGTGATATAAGCGACAGGTTTACAGTTTCAACAGCAGGATTAATTACGTATATAGGATTAAAAAATATAGAGGTTGCTATTAGCGGACATTCTACGGTTGAGAAAGATGGTGGCGGTACTGATAAAATATGTACTAAAATAGCAATTAACGGCACTGTAGTAGATAAAACAATTAGCTGTACAGAAAACGCCACAGCTACGGGGGTGGCTTCAATAGGATTGTTCACATTGTCAACAGGCGACACAATACAATTATTTACAGGAAACGAAGGCAGTACGGCTGATGTTATAGCAAGTGAATCTACAATATTAGTAATAGGAGGATAATATAAAATTAAAGCTTATAATTATGAAAATGTTAGAAGAAGAATCGGGAAAAACATCAGTAAAAAGAGTTTGGGGAAGTATAATTATGCTTGTCCTTCTTCTTATTTTTTGTTGGAAAGAATGGCATAATCTAACTGTACAAAACTTGGAGGTTTTTAAATATTTCTTAATAATAGCCTGTATTTTACTTGGTTTAGATATTCTGAAATACCTAAAAGCCTTTGGGTCATTAAAAGACAAGGATCCTAAATAAGTATATAACCCACAACGTCACCTACTTTGTAGATATTATTTAATTCATCTCTTAATTCGCTAAAATCCTTTCTAGTCCTATCCAACAATCCCTGATAGAAGTGAGGGGTCATATAAATTGACATAAATATAACTTCCATATTTTCAGAAAGTATTGTCGGTTTTAAATTCAGATCCTTATTGCCTATATCTTCAGAGCAGGAAACAGGGCCTATTTTATCTTTTTGGAATGTTTTACGCCCGTCGTCGTATTTTACTTTGTATTTAATTGAGAAGAATGTAAATTCAATCTCGGTAGCAATTAAGCCAATCTTTTTTTTAGGTTTTGACATTTTTTATAGTGTTCAAACATTCGGGGCATTAAGTGTAATGGAGGATAATTGTATATAACGCTAAAATTAGCCATATTATTCAAGTAACTTTCGTGCTGTTTTGCTTCTCGTTCCTTTTTCAGTTTTTTATTGAAATTAAGGATCTCAAACACTTTTTCTTGAGAATAAGTAAACAATAAAGGCTCAAAATAATACAGTCGTTTGTAGTATTTTGGCTTCATATAGTAAATGATATTAGGGCCTAGTTCTTTTTTCTTTAACTCATACGTTTCTATTTTCGTGTCAAAGATTTTATTTCCGTCTATCAAAAAACCATACTTTATTTTGCTCATTTAAAATATAAATATTTCCATTACTTCCATTTTATAAAAGCCGTGTAATTACAAAACAAAGTTAGTTATTTTTTTAATATGTTTGGTAGTTAAATATAATGTACTTACATTTGCAATACTTATTATTAGAAATAATGGCAAAAAGAAATACAAAATCAACATCGAAAAACGAAAACATAATTACTCGTTGCGATAAAGCGTTTAAAGACGATGCGACTAAATTCGCTAAATCTTTAGGTGATATTGGATTATCGGGACTTGTAAGATTATCTATTAACGAAAAAATGAAAAAAGAAAAATGGCAAGCTCAAAACAAAAAAGTATAAAAATCAGAAAACACAACCTGATTCAGACTAGGAGAGAGAACGTTTTTAAGGATTGGAAACTTAAAATATGTAAGTGGATGCGAATACCCGTACTACACAGGTATCAGTTTATTTACCAAGTCGAATATTATTCGGGAAAAATACAAAAAGGAGACGTTCTTATTAATTTACAAGGTGTAGCTTTTGCGGTTATGTCGGCAGGGCAAGGAATGGCAACAATCATGTCTCACGATCCTAAAAGCGAGCAACCGAGAATGACAGGAGCCTTCGGTATAATTGACTCGAAACAGTACGACAAAAAAGAAAACGAAACTAAAACAGATAAAAAATAATTATGCAAGTTGAAGGAAAAGTTAAAGTAATAGGAGAAACTCAAACCTTTGGGTCTAATGGATTCAGAAAAAGAGAGATAGTGGTGACTACCGAAGAAACGTACCCGCAAGATATAATGATTGAATTTGTTCAAGATAAATGCGACTTGCTCGACAGTTGCAATGTTGGGCAAGATGTAAAAATAAGCATTAACTTAAGAGGTCGCTGTTGGTTGAATCCGCAGGGTGAAGAAAAATATTTTAACTCAATTCAAGGTTGGCGTATTGAAAACGTAAATGGATCTGCTTCAAGCGACGATATACCTCCAATGCCTCCCGCAGATGCTTTTGAACCTGCAAACGACTTAGACTCTAAGGAACACGATGACCTTCCTTTCTAATTAACTGATTATCAATGCGTTATACAAATGAACAACTACGGCAATTTAATTTTTGGTTGGAAAGACGGGGAGAGAAGCTTAAAGTTTCTTGAGAACGAAAACGGGAGTCATTATATGATTCCCTTAGACAACGGAGGTGTTGTTTATGCGACTAGATGGAGACTTTTAGAAGAATATAATAATAAATCAAACTATATGGAAGCGATTAAGAAATTTACAGGTACAGTCCTTTTTAAAGGATTTAAAGTAGTATTTATTATTGTCGCTGTAGTGGTGTTTTTAGCGCTTGTCGGAACTTGGCTTTATTGCTACCGTACAGACGATTACACTCTATTTAGTTTGTATTGGAGAGATTTTAAAGAGAGTTGGGGTATAATATTATCGATATATATAGCTGTTTCTTTAGGGTTTTCAATGCTTATTAATTTCGATAATTAAGTTGTAAATTAGCAACTAATCACTAAATCAAATAGTTATGGCAATTACATACGCAACAAGGGCAGCAGCAGTAACCGCTTCAAAAGGTAAAGGGGTTCATAAAATGCCTAATGGCAAATGGATGGTTGGAAGCAAACACCCGACGACAAAGAAGAAGAAAGCGGGATCTAAAAAAAGTAAAGGAAGGGGTTATTAATTATGAAGAAGTTACTTGAAAATCTAGAAAACTATTCAATATATAGAGGGCTTATAATAATGTTTATGGTGTTTTCAATAACACTTCTTTTTGTCTTTGTTTTAGAGTTTTTAATAGCGTTATGGGATAATGAAATCCCTGTTCTTTTAGAAGAATATAAACAAAGGTTCTTTGCTATTTGGAAGAAGGTAATAGCTTTATACATAGTAACATCGTTAATGTTAGCTTTTTTTATTAGAAGCAGAAGTTGAAAATAATCAAGATACACGACAGTCTTTATAGAGTTTACAACAACGATAGATGCAAAGATGTTTGGGTAATTGGAAAAGAAATACAGTTGCCTAAAACGGAAGCAGACGCGCTTTCTCCTACTGAGACACAAGCAATAGAAATGGAAATATTTTAAAACACAGATAATGGAAAAGTACATTTTATTTATTCAAGACTTATTAATTAGAATAGCAAAAACGCAAGATTATAGCGGGTTAGATAGTTTGAAGCTAAATCACCATAGCGGTAAAGATTATTGGACAATCGATTTTGTTTTTTCTAGCGGAAATTCTAAATATACAGATTGCGTAGTTTTTTACTTGAAAGAAGACAGTTTTAAAGAAGAAGAAATCTTTGCAGACTTTGATGAAATTTTAGCGAAAGCTAACCCTTTTTTAAAGTAAGATAATGGAAAACGCAAAAAACATATTTGAAGAAATAATAAATTCTTTCAACGGAGCTTTATCTAAAGAAAGAAACAGAATATCCTTTACGCTAGAAACTAAAGGCGGTGATTTAAAACCTAAAACCCATGGTGTTTTAGAGAAAAAACTTACCATTTTTAGAGGCGACAATAAGGTTGTCTTTTTTAACGAAAAAACAAATGTTCACTTTGTATATTCTATAACAAAATATAACAACACTATTGAGGATATAGTTTTTGCAAATGCAATAAAAGCTTTATTTTTAGAAGGTATCGATAGTTTTCAAAGAAATGCAGAGGAACATGACATTAGAAATTAAACCTATATCGACAAAGCTTAGTGAAAATATCAAAAACCATTTAGAGGCTTTAGAATTTATTTCTGAATTAGCGAAAGAACAGGCGGGAAGTAGTATTTGTCCCGATCACGATAAAGACTGTCAAAGCATGAGTAATGAAAAAGCTACTTGGTGTTATACAGGTTGTCAAGGACACTCTTGTAGTCCTGATCCTAATAACTCACTTGGTACAGCAAAAGGATATTGCCCTATAATACATAAAGCTAATTAATTATGACACCTACAGAGATAAAAGCGGAAGCTAAAGCTACAGAGCTAAAGGATTTTTTCGTTCATATAGTTTACCCGTATTCAGGAAGCGGGTTTATGACCGATACAGCAGATAATTCGGTGATTTTGATGAACTGCGTAAAGTGTGCCGTTAAAATAGCTGACGAAATGATTGAAGAATTATCTGTAATAAAAGGAATGGGTAAAATACATAAGCTAAAGTTTTGGAAATTGGTGAAAAAATACTTGGAGGAATGACAGGGACAGGAACGGAAATTGAAATAAGTATTTATTCAAAAGACGAATTTCAGTTAAAAGGGCTTGGGGTTTTTACGCCTTCTGAAAATAATCTTTGGGAAAAAAGAACTTTTTGGAAAGTCGATTACGCTTATGTAAATATGGATAACAAAAACCATACAACATTTTGGATTGGCGATGAAAGTTTTGTAAGCAACATTACATATAAAGAATTTATAAAATTATTTTAGTAAATGATTGACGGATACTATTTCGATATACCTCAAGAAGACGTAGCTAAAGCTATTCAAGATGTTATAGACTTGCAAGTAGCGGAATTTTATTTTATGTATTTTAAAACCCCTTTTAATAATGATTGATTCTAAGATTTGCAAAGGCGTAGGCAAAGCAGCAGGTAGCGGTTGCGGTAAAATGGTAGCTGTAATAAAATACGGTAAAGCAAATAGAAAGTTCGGATTAGGTTTAGATTGCAGATGTTACAGTACTTGGCTTCAAACGACCGATGTGGGTAAGGAGCTTTTAAGCAAGCACACATTAAACGCCACAAAAACTACTAGGGAATTTAAGGAATTTGAGAAGGAGGAAAAAACAAGAAAATCACTTAGTTGGCTGTTAAAAAACACCGTTATAGCTTGTCATGAATACATTAGATTAAGAGATAAAGGAAAAGCCTGTATTAGTTGCCAAGAGCCTTATAACTCAGGACACCAAGCAGGACACTATTACAAAGCTGAAAAATTTAGCAACATTAAGTTTAATGAATTTAATATAAACGGGCAATGTGTTGGCTGTAATATTCGGAAAGACGGAAACGAAAGCGAGTATAGGGTACATCTTCCTAAAAGGATTGGGCTTGAAAACGTACAGGAATTAGATCGGCTTTCTAAAGAATATAAAATATTAGGCTTTAAATGGGATAGGGAAAAGCTGATTGAAACAAGAAAGTATTATTTGACGAAAATTAAAGAATTGAAATAATGCCTGATAACGACACAACACCTTATTGCTATAAGCATAAAGAATATATGACTTGGGATAAAAATGTACTGGATTATTTTTGTTGGAGTTGTGGTGAATATTTAGAAGTGATCCAACAGGAACATAAGAAGGTAACAGACTTAAAAAAATAAGCTATGGTAACATTAATTATATGTTGTGTTTTAGGATATGGATTATTAGTTAATTGGAAAACAATTCAATCTTACTTTAAGAGTAAAAAACCAAAGTCTAAAGCTGACGTTGGCATTGGGACAGGTATGGTTGGCGGTTTTACTTCTTCAATCTTTTGGAACATAGAGTCAGTTAGAGCTAGGAGAGACGCTGAAAAAGCTATTGATGATTTTAGAAAACAGGAGCTTAATAATCCATTTAAAAATATAGACGATAAAGATGCCTAGAGAATTAATCGGAAACCAAGAAGATAAAGATCCGCAATATCTGTATTACCCTAACGGAGTGACAAAGAAAGCTGTTTTGGTGCATATTTTAAAGAGTGGCGATTGTCCGAGTTGTTGGGAGAAGCTAGAAAATCACTTTACAGACGGGCAAAAAGTTTATAAAAGAATAATGGAATGATGTGTTTTGTAATAGAGGATGATTTATTAGATTTAGAAAGAGCGAATGATATGCTTAAAATTCCTGCGGTAAGTTATGACTTCGTGACTTCAATGTGCGGGGAGTTTATAAATTCAGGACTTCACAGAAGCGTTTTTCATTATGCTTTAGATGAGAAGTATGTTATCAAAATAGAGCCGCTAAACACTAACCAAAACACTATTGAGTGGATGATGTGGAACGAAATACAGCACCTTCAAAATGAATTAGCTTGGGTTAAAGATTGGTTTGCTCCTGTAAAATGGATTTCTCCAAACGGAAGAATATTGGTAATGAGAAAAACAATACCTCAGTCTAAGGCAGAGAAAAAACTACCAACTAAAATACCTAAATTCCTTTGGGATATAAAGCATAATAATTTTGGTTGGATTGGAAAGAATTACGTTTGTCACGATTACGGGCAATTTTATAATATGATTAGTTATAATAAACAAATGATTAATCCGACATGGTAGATGAATATAAAACTTTACACACATAATGGAAAGACCAAAACTACAAGACTTTAACAGCTATAAAAGCCCAAACACCAAGAAGCTTGCGCATACGCTTGCTATGGAGAATTACATCGATTATTTAGAAAAGCTACTTAAAGTCACCGAAGAAAATTTAGAAGACCAACACAGGGTTATCGATGAAATACCCGAATGTAAAACACATGGAAGGTGCATACCTCATGCTATTGATTGGATTAAAGATAAAAAACAGAAATAATGAAAAACACAATTATAGTTGATATTGACGGAACAATATCTAAAGTAGGAGATAGATTAAAATATCTACAGCAAACCCCTAAAGATTGGGATGCTTTTTACAACGCTTGTTTTGAAGACGAGCCAATTCAGGAGGTTGTTGATATGGTTAAAAAGCTAGAATCTGATTATAAAATAGTTTTTTGCACAGGAAGACGAGAGAGTGTAAGGGGTGTTACTGAAAAGTGGCTAATAAAAAACGGGTTGGAAAGCTTATCTCTTTTATTAATGCGTCCTGATGAAGACTACAGGCACGACACAATAGTTAAACCCGAACAATTAGAAAAGGCGGGGATCAAACTTGAAGATATAGCCTTCGTATTAGAAGACCGCAATTCGATGGTTATTCAATGGAGAAAAATGGGATTAATTTGTATGCAAGTTGCAGACGGGGATTTTTAAAATAATAAAATTATGAAAATATTTTTAGATACGGAATTTTTAGAAGGAACTCAAAAGACTAGAAAAGAGAAAACTTTAATAGCTATCATTTTAGGCTTTTGCGCAGGATTAGCCGTAGTGAGCTTTTTACAGAAACATTTTTTCGATTTCAGTTTTTTTGTTATCGCTTGGACTGTGTTTATGTATTTGTACGGAAAAGCTAAAGACAAAACCGCAAACACAATAGACTTAATCTCTATAGGTATTGTCTCGGAAGATGACAGAGAGTATTACGCTATTTCAAAAGACTTTAATTTAAAAGAAGCTTGGAATAGGTATCAATGGACTGAGGTTTCAGGCTCAATAACAAAACCAAAATTTAAAGAATATTGGATTAGAGAAAATGTATTAAGACCTATATTCGAGGAATTTTTAGAAAAGGAACGTGCTTATGTATATAAGGCTCAAAATTTAGGTGTAGCTATTAGTGGCGAAGTTAAAGACAAGTTCACTTATAGACGCTTTAAAAAACTTCTAAAGAAATACGGTAAAACCAATAAGGAAATAGCTAAAGAAATTGAAGAATTTGTTTATAATCCTGAAAGTGTTAGACCTATGGGGACAGAAGAACCGATTGAGTTCTACGCTTATTATGCCGATTATGATTGGGTTGTTTTTTGTTGGTTATTCGGCAAAATGATAGACCTTCCAAAAGGTTTCCCGATGTATTGTCGTGATCTAAAACAGATGCTTGATGAAGAAGCGGAAAATATGGTAAGAGGGTTTGCTATTGGAGATACCGACGAAGAAAAAGAAAGAATGGTGAAAAGAAGTATTAAAGGGCAACTTAAATCGTTTAAGACTTTTGCAAAATTCCCGTTCAATGAAGGGAAACACAGCGCTATTCACGACGCGAGATGGGGTAAGAAATTATATGAATTTATAAATACTTTAAAGTGACCGTTAAACAACAACTAGACAGCGCTTCTAACGACTTAAATGCTTTAGGCTATCCAATAGTATTTAGAGTAATGGAGCGTTTAGATTTTACGTTTAAAAAAGAGACTATATGTTACTTTCCTGTTACGCAGAAATACATTGGTCTAGGAATTGAAAACGGCATTGGTTGGGATAACTTATTAAAAATAATTGGATAATGGCTAAAATAACAGGAGAACCAACCGAAATACAAAAACTTGAATGGAAACTAAAAGCATTTAGAGACGCTTTACAATACTTGGTTGATACTAAGGAAAGAAAGGACACGATAGGTCAAGACTCTATTTACATGCAAAGGAAAAAATTTGGATGGATCAAAGCTAGAAATTTACTAAAAGAGGAATAATGGGAGCGAATAAAACACCTTTAATCGATTTAATGAATGCCGATTTAAAGCATTACGAAGAAGCTAGTTCGGCAATATCTCATTCTAGTAGTAGTATTCCAAAGGCGATAACAGAATATTGGAAAAAGAGAATTGAAAATGAAGGCATCTATGAATATGAGCAAATAAAAGAATCTTGTAAAAAAAAGATATTTGTTCAATGCCCTACAGGAATAATTAATTATATAGACAAGGAAGGAAATATAACTCATTCAGAGAAATATCCGAAAAATGACGATGTGATTGCCCCGATATTCTTTAAAGACCAAAACGGCAGAATGACGGAGATGTTTAATATAGATTGGGAGAAAATAGATAAAGACTCAAAAAATAAATAATTATGAACACACCACACAACATTACATCGAAAGCAATGGCTAAAACGCTAGTTACCGAGTTCAGCAATATCAATAACGTTGTTTACGCGATAATAAGAGAACCGAGTAAGTTGGCTATTATAAAGGCTAATATCAATATACACATAGGCTTGGTATTGGTTCGGATAGAAGATACTGAAGCTATAGAGTTTTGGAAAGAAACCAAAGAAGAAGTTAGAACCCTTATAATAAACTCAATGAGCGTTATCGTTTCTAAATAATTTTGTTATGTCAATATTTTTCAGTACTTTAGCCTCTCAAGACGTTGATGGTTCGTTTTGGTAATTGATATTTTAAGTTAATAAATCTTAAAAAGCTGTAGCGAACACCTACAGCTTTTTTATAGCCCCAATTTATGTGAATTATATTCACTATCTTTACATATATATTTACTAACCCCTTAAAACCTTTAAGATGAAAAAAATCTTAGTTTTATTTTCTATCCTATTGTTGGCTTCGGTCACGTTTGCTTCGGCAGAGGTGCGTCCTACGGTAGATGATGATGTAGGCATTGAGCTTGCGTTATTCGCTGATTCTGTAACTTTAGACGTAATGTCTTTAGAAAACTACTTTGCTACGGCAGAGATCCTTGTTTTATACCCTAGTACGGGAATTCTCGGAACAGAATTTAATATTAGTCGAGATTTTTATATCTCGCAATTTCTGGAAAAAAGTAATAAATTTTTAGATATAGAAAGTTTTTACCAATCCAAATACAGGGAAGATACATTTAAACCGCCTTCGATCACTCTTAAGAAACTGTCAAGCTTTTGCTTGGGCCGTAATCAGGTGCGCCTACGGGCATAATGATATTCGTCAGAAATATAAAGTCAAAAACCCTCTAATTGTCGAAACTAGAGGGTTTTTTAATGCTGTTATTTTTTAAACACTTTCAATAGTTTACGGGGGATTTTCCAATAAGCCCCAATTTGAGCCATTAAAATTAATCCATATACCGTAAGGGCCAAAAATGACGTGAAAACAATCCAAAACATTATTCCAATTACTGCTGATATATATTTCATATCTAGTTTTTATTTTTGTTTTCAGGGAACATATAGTTTAACATATTTTCTTTTACTCTATTAGACACTTCCTTACCCATAGCATCCATTTTTCTTTTCGCTTCTTCTCTAGTTAATAACTCAGGTATAGGAGCTTCCTCAATTTGTTGAATCCAACCTTTTGTCCCTGCAAAATTAGGTTTTTCTTTTTCAGTTCGTTTGTCTAAAAGCCAAGAATGGTGTCCAAAATCATAATGTCCGATTTCGTCCATAAGAAAATGAGGATCACATTTCATGCCGTCATAGGAAGAATTTTTAATAGGCTCCCAATCCATTACATCAAACTCACAGTCGAATAAATTACAGGTGATGTAAACGTTGAAACTAACTTCAGCTTTATCGGCTTCTGAAGCGTTTTCCCAAAGAATACTTTTAGCGAAATATAAGTCTATTATTTCTTTAGGAGTAATCTCAGGTAGCTTGTTGACTTCTAAAATCACTATGTTAGGCTCAAAACTGTAGACAAGGCCTATTATTGCGTCGTAGTAAAAATTCATATTATTCAAGTATTTCTTTCAAATCCTTTTCCAATTTAGTTTCGTCTTCCATAGTATTATTATAGAGTTCAGGTTCGTGTTTTTCAAGGCAGGGCTCACACCACCAAATACCATCTACGCCCGTTTCATTTACTCGCTGTAACGGCTGTCCGTTTGAAACTTTACATTTATTACATTCCATAATTATATAATTCGTTCGCGTTTTCTGTTTTTGAAATTGTAAACCTTTTCTATGTTATAGATATAGTCTTTAGCGGTTCCTTGCTTATCCATTATATTCGGGGCTTGAGAAATCTTAGTTTTAAGAACTTCAAGGTCTATTTTTCCAATTTTTATAAGCTTTTGCATTGCAACAAGAAGTCTTGAATGACTGTAAAACTTATATCTTCCGAAAATATCTTTTACGGTTTCGGCTAAATCGACAGTTTCTTTAAGAAATCTTACCTTAAATTCTCCATCTCTAAAGAACTCCATACCGCCCTGCTTACTATCTATTTTTCCGAACATTAAAAAATCTACAGCGCAAGAATAAACTAGATTATGAGCTTGCATAGTTTCAAGTAGTGTCACGTAATCCTCAACACCAACACTTACATAACAAGCTATGAAATCGCGGTTACTCCATTTATCGCTACGAGAATTCAATCTAGCTATTTGACGTAAATTTAAAACATCACATACAATATAATGAACGGGATGATTTAGTAATTTAGAAACCTCGAAACGGTGTTGGCCGTCAATTATTTTAAACAATCCGTTTTGACTGTAAACTATTATAGGACAATACGGTAATAAATTAAGGCCCGCCTCAATGTCTTTTGTTAGCTTTTTAACTTTTATTTCGTTGATAATTCGATTACCTAAAATACTCTCGAATTTAGAATAATCTGATGTTTGGTTAATTAGTTGTGTTTTCATTTCTAAGTTTTAAAAAAGCCGAGTCCTCTTGGTTATCAATTTCTCACAAAAAAAGAACAAGTCCGCGAAGGTTCACGGCACAGGACTCGGCATTCCATTATTTCTATTGCAAATGTAGTTACAAATAACATACAAAGCAAGAGTTACTTGATTTAATCCTCAAAACCATTCCTTGTATTTATCTAAAAACTCTTGTGAAACGAAAAGCGGGTGTGAGTGAGCGACCATACAAAGCAAATTTACAGGACAATCTTTTCCAAGCTCCTTTTCTTTATCGAGCAGGTGTTTTATATTTTCTTTAATCGTTTTCTCTCTTTCAAGTCGTCGCTCTTTATCTTTGTCGGCCCAATCAGTTAACATATCGTTAAGTTCTTTTTCTGTAGGCATTTTACCGTAAGCGACGGGAGGATTGCATTTCTCGTTATGTTTGAAAAAGCTAAACATTCCGCTAGGATATTCTTTCCCGCATTTATCGCAAGCGATGACTCCTATTTTAATTTCTTTTGTTGGATCCTGTTTCTCCATAATTAATCCCTGTTTGGGTTTGCTTTAACCATTTTAAGTTGTTCTTCATTATACCAAGCGCTTTTTTCAGGTATTCCTTTAATCGAATATTTAATTTGCCCCTGCGTTTCGGTTACTTTATCAACAACCCCCTTTTTTCCTACTACACCGCTATTCATATCGTGCCATATAATATCTCCCTCCTTATGTATAATAGGAAAGTTTGTTTTCATTTCTGAGTCTTTAGCTAACCAAAAAAGGTGTCCATATCCCACAACTTTAACCTTATCTCCAATTACAAATTTGTTTTCCATATCGCTTTAATTTATCCGTTTACAAACGGCTATTTATTATAATGGTTCCCCGATTTTAAGGTAACACTTACCGAAATGATCTGAATCAGGTTCAACAAATTGGTTATTCCTAAAGTCACTAAACTCCCAACCATCACCATCATCATAATCGTTAAGGATTGGTGTTTTGAACTCAACACTACCGTAGCTTTCGTATGCTCCCGCCTGTTGTTGTATTCCAAATTCAATTATCGTGTCTTCAGGGAACCTATTAAGCCATTCCTGTAAATCTTTTCTAGTAGCCATGTCTATTTTTTTGATTTAATTTCTCCGTCACGCTTTACAGTAACGTTCATTAACGTATGCAGTTTCATCCAAGTCATTTGTGTCTGATCCATTAAGTCTTTCATTTCCTGTATTTGCGCCTCGCTTAAACCTTGCATAATTAATGTTTTAATTTCCTCTATAAGCAATGTTCCTCCAATGGTTGTTTTTCTTTGTAAGTTTAACCGCAAACCTAGCCCAATTCTGAGGACTAACGTTAAACATTCCGAAGTGTATTCTGCCATAACCACGCCTACACGCTCTTAAGCAAGCGTTTTCGTAGCTAGTGGCTAATACCGTAATGTAATCGCTTTGCCTGAAACCTTCTTTATCAAATCCAAGAAACTCTCCAAACAACCCTTTAGTAACCTCTACGTCATACCAATCAGACTTTTCACGTAACTTTTTAAAATATTTAGCTTTCATATTTAAGAATTAAAAAAGGGGAGTGGCTTACGCCTGTCGTTTCTCCCCGTAACGTTCTACGCCACCGCTCTAAGCTGTGGAGTAAAAAGGTTTATAACTTTTACAGTTATGGTTAAATGATTCTCGGTAATGCTTCCTTATGCTGTCAAATCCAAGCGACCCCAAGAGGGAGTAACTAGCTCCCCACACTTTCTAAACTTAGTGGAGTCGGAGGGAGTCGAACCCTCGTCCAAACATATTTATTCAAAACGTCAACAAATCATTAAGCGACAAAGATAGTAAATACATTGTAACTACAAAACTATTCCTTGTCTAAAACAACATTTTTTATTTTATAGATATATCTTTCATTGAAAATATAGTAATTGTAACCTACAGGTATTAATATCTCAAGCTCTTTAAAGACCGCCATTGCTTTATAAAATTGGTTGCGCCCAATAATATCTTTATGCTTTTCATAACTCACAAAGGATCCTCCTGACTTGACATAGCTATCGGTTCTGTTTACACCATTGACAATGTTATGAAGCAATCTACCGTCAACTCCATAGAAATCGGTGACAAACATTCTAAGCATTGTAGTCGAATAAGGTCGATATTGATTGGCGCTATACCCCCAATACTCAACGGAATTGTTGTAGTAAACCTTTTTATATCTAGGAATCCAATACTTATCAACGATATGTAATAACCTTTTGTCCATAAAAAAAAGACCTCTAAATAAAAAAAGCAGTGCATCTACTCACTACTTAAATTAAAAAGAGGTCTAATAATTTCTTTCATTGTTTTAAGTAGATGACAACAACGTTTCAAAGATAAAGCTTATAAATGGCATTACAAAACGTGAGAGTACCCTAAAGAGGTACTGTGGTGTTTTATCCAAACCTGAGAGTACCTTAAAGAGGTACAGTACCCAATTCGGGATGCGCCCATATACAGCATACAACGACAGCGTTTTTTAAGCCAAAATAAAAATAATCCTATTACGTAGTATACGGAAAAGCAAGATTAGGCAAACAAACTAACGCTCGTTAGTCTACAACATTTATCCATTTGTAAACGGCTATATCCATTTGTAAACGGGTAATAATTCATTTAAAGCGTTGTAAGCGTTTTTATACTGCTACGGCATAATGTATTGATTCATTTGCAAAACGTTCAGAAATGATAACATCTGATTACGTGAGCGTATAAACTTACAGTTACTTGGAGCCACGAATACAAACGCTATTTACAAATTGTTCGACTACTTATATGTTACGGCTTAGGGTAGGGGTATGGACGTCTTTGGCGCTGAGGGTATTCGCTTTCTCGCAATGGGGTGGGGTCGGTTTTGGTTTGCGGTTGCGAAAGTTTTTGAACTTTTTAAGCTCGTCGCGGTTGAGGTATCGAATTAACCTAATGTACTGTGAATGCTTGTTTTATAACGCCTGACAATCGCGTATTTGTAAATGGTGCGGGGTATTATACTAATACGTAAACGTCACGCGGTTAATATCCTGCTGTTATGCGTTAACCGTTTGCAATGAGGTAAACGTTTACAATTGTATTGGTCAGATCTTCGCGCGCTCTTGCATTGCGTTATACTATTGCGTGACAACGTGAACACTCAGCGCAACGAATTACAACGCGTTCAACGGTTCAGGGGACAACGTGACCACTTCACGCGATTGAATGACAGAGAGTGACGGAAAACCTTTGCAATGTGAACGTTTACGCACGTTTGCACCACCAAAGCGCGGGTATCTTTAACTCTTTAAATCGTTTGTCGTTTGGTGTTTGTTCGTTTGGTGTTTCGTTTGTAGTCTTGAATTGTTATGTGTTATTCGTTTGTAGTCGTTTGTAAACGGTTAAGTGTTAGGTGTGTAGTTCGTCGGGTTTATGTTTGTTGTACTATAAATATGCGTTTTTGTAGTAGATTGTTGAGTGATTTAGTTGTTTAGTTTGTTGTATCGTTTCTTGTATTGCTTGTTAAGTGTTGTTGTCATTGGGTTGCAGGTCATTATATTTTTATTGCTTTTATTAGTTGTATATACAGTTAAAGAGTTATCTTAGTACTATAATTAATTAACGCTCTTATAAATATTTTGTTTCGAGATTTCAGCAAGCCAAACCGCACCGAGTAACTAGATACGGACATAGACACTAGCAAAAGGGTATAGGAGGGTAAAAAAAGACTGTTATTAGTATAAGCATTATTTATAAGAGCATAAAAAAAACATTATGAAAATTTGCGACACATTAAACCAATTAAGTACTGAAGGGATTAAAAACGTACTATCTCAACACTCTCACGTATCTATTAAAACCATTGAAACAAGAAAGGACGCTTTAACAGTAGCGCAATTAAATATTAACGGAATTGAAAAGGGACTGTTAGGTATTGACGAGATAGAATTTATTATTGAGTTAAGCGGAGAATAAAAACAATTAAATTTATAAACCTTAATACTATATAATATGAAAACTTTAAATTTTACACAGTTACGACGATTATTTATTACAATGTTAATCCTTTTAGTTTGCGCAGTAGCAGCAGCACAAGACACGACGAGAGCGAAAACACAGTATAAAGTCGTTAATAATGAAATAGTAAGAGTTACACCCGCGAGAGTTAAAACGCCCCCAACAATAACGGAATATACTTTTACAATTAAAGATATTGTTTACCCTGTTTATAAAAGTAGTCGAGGCAGTTATTTTATTATTCGAGTAGCTAAGAAAAGCGGAAAAACTAGAAAGCAATATTTTGATAAAGCAATCTTTAAAAATTAAGCTATGACAACCGAATACGTTATAAAAAAACTAATTAACGGAGAAACCGTTTTAGTAAAAGAAGAACAACGAATCGAGGTAAGAAACAAATTAAGAAGTATAAAAAAGAATTGTACAATAGTTTTATCTCAGATTAAAAACGATTAAAAACGTAATTAACTCCCCTTAATTACTCCCTGCATAAATGTATTAAGATTTTTACCTTTCGATAGGATGCAGGGAACTAACAACAACAATTTGATATTATGAAAAAGTTAACAGCCGTACAATTTAATCTTCTTGAATTGATACGTAAATACCGCCCCGAAAATGGAATATTTGAGTATGAAGAAATTAAAAAAGCTTGTGATTTTAAGAGCTTCGACGGTTCATTTAATGCCCTGCTATTTAAAGGACATATAAAACATTTTTCTACAACAGCCGACAAAAACACTTTCATAACAACAATAAAATGAAAACACGTAAACAATTAACGCGAGTAATTAAAGCCCTTATTTTTATCTTAGTTATTCTTTTAACCTTGTTTTTATCCGCGCTTTATATAGGGCGAGAAGCGGCAAACTTCAATACTTTTATATTATTTGCAATCATTATAATGATTAATATTTACCTGATAATATACTATAACAATAAACTAACTAAAACTTATCATTAAAACCAAATACCATGAACAATTCAATTTATTTATACTTCAAATTAATAGAAAGAACTTACAACGGTGATTTTTTAACCGATAAAGAAACCTCATTCATTGAGCGCACAGAGTACAGAGCGCAAGCAAACCACCAATTTAATATGAATAATTCAGCAATTTAAAACGCCATGAAAACAACCGCAACAGGCTACAGACTAAATAAAAACGGAGCTATAATAAAAGGTATTGAAAAGGACGCAATTAAAAAAACTGTTTTTTCAGGAAATGTAATAAAAGAAGAAGGTGTTTATTACTTCTTTAACAGGAAGCAAGGCAAAACCTACATTTATTTAAGTTAACAATTTAAAGCTATGACACCAACAGAGCGCAAAGCCTATATAATTTTAGTAATTACGCTTTTAATTATAGGTATAGGAACAATTTAAAAACAAATAACAACAACAAAATAAATTTATCATGAACACATTAGCAACATTAAGAAAGCAAGCCGAAAGAGTAAACAAATTCTTTAATAAAAAAGTTTTTGAAATAGGGCAAAGAAACGGTTTTAAATACTTTGATTTCGTAGATCATAACAAAAGCCCACTATTTAACAGCGCATTATCTAACAAGGTATTAAGTGAGAATATAAGCGCATTTTATGAAGGTCTAATCTTTAAATTAACCGACAGAAAAACAATTCATTTTATTTGTACCGTAAATGATAGTATTAATAATTATGATGAAATAGCCTCCTATTATTGTGATGTTTATACGGTAGAGGAAGCGAAAACATATTTTTTAAATCATAGTTTTATTAAAAAGCACATGGGGCGCGAACGCTACCAAATAAGCATAAAACAAAACCCTATTTTATTGCAAGATTCGCACGAATATTTAAAAAACTGGACAAAACTAAAATAAGCCAACTTTAAAAACCGCAGCCATGACAGACTTAAAAATATTAGAGCAACTTTTAAACGGTTATCATTTAGAACCGTTGGAACTGATACGAGCAAAGCAAATAATTGCAAAGCTTGAAAACGAAGTAAACAACCGTAAAATATAAAAAATTGTTGTTGTTAAGGGGCAGAAGCCACAAGCCAAAGCCCCGACAACAGCGAAAAAACAAACCTAAAATAAAATATCATGGAAACAGCAACAGCAGAAAACACCTATAAAAAATATTGCCCTAATGTATTTGTGGCAAAATGTACAGGAAAGCACGAAAAAGGGGAAACTATTATTTTAACCACCAAATACGGACAGGAGCATGAATGTGAGGTACACAATTATCTAGGCAAAACGGCAGACGGTTTTTATTTGTATTCTATTACAAGGCGCGACGGTTTTAATAGTCAAGAAAGAGCCAAGAAAAAAGCCGAAAAGTTAAACGGTTATGCAAGCAACGCAGAAAAAAGAAGTACAGAGGCTTACAAAAAATCTGATATGTCAGAAAATGCAACAGGTATTCCATTCGGTCAGCCTATTTTAATAGGACACCACAGCGAAAGAAGACACCGTAAAACCATTGAAAGAGCATGGGCGCAAATGGGTAAAAGTGTTGAAGAAAGCGAAAAAGCAAAAGACTATATAAATAGGGCCGAATATTGGGAAAGAAAAGCCAAAGATATTAATTTATCTATGCCCGAAAGTTTAAGTTTTTACGAATTTAAGCTATTAGAAGCCACTAAGGAGCATAAAAATTTAAAAGACAACCCAAGCCAAAGAGTGCACAGTTACTCATTAACCTATGCAGGTAAAAGAGTAAAAGACGCAAAGAAAAATATAGATTTAGCTGTTAAACTTTGGGGAACTGATGAAGAAATACAGCTAATTAACAGGGAGAAAGAAGAAGAAGCCAAAGCCAAGACAGGAAAAAAGAAGATTGATTTAATTGCAAAATATGGCGGATTTTTCTTTTTTGGTTCAGATGCAGAAGCTTTTAAAGTAAAGTATAACGTAATTTTAGAAGCGGGACACGTTGAAGAAGGGGAAAAAGTACAGCACGTAAAAGCAGGGTTATACTTGCCCTCTAAAAATGTAAGCTCATTTATTAACGATCTATAAAAAACAATATTATGATAAAGTTATTTAAAATAGCCTCTCTTAATGACGGTACAGAGAGATTTCAAACACAATTATCAATCGGAAGCGATACCGCGAACTTTATTCGTGAACCTAAAGGAAAAATGAAAGCCTACGGAAACGGAAAAAATGGATTTTCTTTTTACGAATACAATGAACCCTATCAAGTTGTTGATAATATAAAAGAAATGAGAACTCAAATACTTTAAAAAATAATTGTTATTGATAGGGGCAGAGGATGAAACCAAAGCCCCGCAACAACTAAAAACCTAAAATCATGCATATAGAAGTAACAAACTCGACATTTCATAAAATTTTCATACCGTCAGATGATTTTCTAAATACAGAACATTTAGAAAGCGCTAGAAAACATCATTACTACAACGAAGACAGCGAACAAAGGGGAATTATAATATATAATTTCACAAGTAGTAAAACCATAATACAATACTATTTAACAGATATTAACGCCTAAAAAACAACATCATGAAAACAGCAACAAAAGAAAACGTAAAAACCACAACTTTAATAGTAATCGAAAACGATTATAACGGAGACACCGCAGAACAAGAAAGAACCGAAGACATAAATTTGATAGTTAATGAAATAAATGTTTTTTGTGAAATATCGAACCGCGATTTTATAAACATAGTCGAACAGGAAAAAAGATATGCAGGAGAAAAGGAAGATTATAAAAATAGTATTCAGGTAAATGCAAAAGGCTATTCTCAAAGCGACTGGCAAGATTATACTCTTTATTATAACGAAAAAGAGCTAAAAACACCACAGCAAAGAATGTATTTTAGTGATTTAGTGAAACATTTGGAAAGGTCATTTACTCACAATAATAATTATCAAGCCAATCAATTTGAAGTAGTAGAAATCGACGGCAAAAAATTTAAAGGAGAAAGTGAGGAAGATTATTATTTTTCAATTACTCATGACGAATTTCCTGACAAAGAAGAAGTAAAAAAATCTTTCACAGAAATTTACGGAGAAGATTTTGATAAAATAGAAATTAATATAAACTAATCATGGGAGTAAAACACATTTTAAAAGTCCAGACGCACGAATTATTGAATAATGCTAATATCCCGCAATCATTAGACGATAACAGAAACAAAGCATTAAGAAGCGGGGCAATAGTTAAAGACGCAATAAAAGAGGGCGACATGGAAACCGCGAAAGCTATTTTAATTTGCACCCTTGAAAATATAATTTATGATTTGAAGCCCTTAACAGGTAACGGGAAAAAGACCGCAAATCAATTAAGAAGAATTTTATAAAAAACAACATTATGAAAAATCAATTCACAGAAGCAGAAAACCGAATTTTAACCGAAACATACCGACGGCTTAACTATCTAGCTAAAGGCGATTTAAACAGCCGTTTATTATTATTAGAATTTCCTTCAAATGTAAAAACTTTAAAAGCTAAAGGAATTTTAAAGCCTAGTAGCTCAGAAACTCCAAAAATTATTAATTGGTATAATTTAACCGAGAAAGGAAAAGAACTATTTAAAACCCGTATTGTAAAAATTAGCAGTAAAAGAAATTTACAATTATTTGAAGGTAACGAGGTAATGAATTTTAATAAAAACGAAACTATACAAAATTACTAAATATACGTTGTTGTTTTTGAGGGGGAAACGGGTAAAACTATGACCCCCGAAAACAGCAAAGCAAAGCCCACGAAAAAACAACAAAATACAACGATATGGCACACGAATTTAACACAGCACCCGAAGGAATGAAAGAAATTTCATTAGAAGAATTTACTAAACACATGTTTCATTATGTTTTAGGACAGCCCGACAGCAAGCAAGTTACAGACCCTAGAAATTACGGATTAAGAATGTTTCCTTTAGGATATGGAAAAGAAAAGGAGGATTTAGGGTTTGCGATAATGAACGACTGGTTTAATGATGAAACTAAAAAAAATAGAGACAAACCATTAATTCGTTTTTTCAGATACGGAAGCCGCGAAAAATGGAACAAATTTACAGCACATTTTATAGGACAATTTCAAGGGGATAACTCTTAATTAAAAACAACAATTTTAAAATAAATATTATGAAAACAATTAAATTAGGATGCTTATTACTGGATAACAAAGAAATCATGTTCAACGGCAGAAGCTTAGGCTTTTTTAAAGATGAAGAAATTGAAAAATTTGTAACCTACGAAAAGAAAGTAGAAACAGCATTACTAAACCTATTTATTGTATTAGAACAACAGCAAATAGGAAACCACGAACTACTTACAATCTTAAAAGAGGTTGAAATCCACACGCAATGCGGAGTAACTATTGAAGAAGACGGAGAAGTATGGGTAATAGGTGTTAACCACTCCATAGAAGTTACTGAGTATTGTAAATCATTTATTTTAATAGAGTAAAAACCCGCGAAAATGAAAAAAATACAAATAGGAGAAACCTTAACAGGAAATCTAAAAGAAGGTACATGGACTTTTGAAATTGAAGGAGACATGGAATTGAAAGCGGGTAAATTTGCGATCATAGAAATTACTAACCTTAGCCTTATTCAATTAACCAATTTAGAAAACTTTATAAACGCCCTTTAAAATGCAAATAGAAATATCTTTTAATGTACAAGAATCTAAAAGCGTAATAAGCTATGAACAGGCACAGGCACAAAAGGAAATTTTTGACCTATCAAGCGAGTATAGAGGCAAGCAAGAAACCGCCCGTTATTTAATGGGAAACAGACGGGGAGCGTGGGGAAGAACAACCCAAGCCGACGAAAAAAGAAGCAACCAATTAGCAAATTTAAAAATCAAAATAGGAATAAAGCAAAGAGCTTTTAACGAAAAATATATATAATTATGAAAAATTTTAAAGGAACACCGTTTACATGGAAAGCATTGCCGTCACATAGTCAACAAATAGATATAGTTGCAGGAGGCGGGACAGTAATAGCCACAGTAAAGCCAAGAGATTTAAAAGGAGAAGCAAAAGCCAACGCCAAAGTAATGGCAGCCTCTAAAGAATTATTAGAGGCATTAGAATTATCAAATAAATGGCTTATAAAAATATTGCCGATGGTTTCTAATTCAAAAGATTTTACCGACGCTTTAACTTATGGCATTAAAAGAAATAATGAAGTGCTAAACAAAGCCCTATGATAACTCTAAGCATAAGCACCTATACAGAGGTAAACGAAAAGCAATACAAGATCATAGTAGCGAGATATTCTTTTGCTATTGGCTACAGTATAAAAGCCGAAAAGTATTTTATAAAGCCCTTTCTTTTTTTAGGGTATAAAGCGCAAATTGAAAACCAGTTAAACGAATTAAATTAAATATCATGAAAAACATTCTAATAATATTAATAATGCTTATTGCATTTACCAACTATTCACAGTCGGACACTTTAAAAAAGCCGTCGGAATTTCAAGCAACAATAGTTTCAGAACTTCAAAAAACTAATCGTTGGAAGCTTGAAGAAATAACGAGTTTTTATTCTAGGTCTTTTAAAGCATATCATAAAAGTAAGCCGATAATTATTAGTTGGAACACAATCGGATTAAGTGTTTACAATAACGAAATGGAAGTTTTTATAAACCTTACCGAAACAGAAGAAAATTCAATAGAACACGCTTTTAATTTATTTATCGGAGAATTTAAAAAAAGGGAACAAGAAAAAGCTAGAAAAGCATTATCTAAAAATTAGCTATGAGCGAAACAATGAAAAAATGTTGTGGGCTATGCCCGTATTCTAGGAAAAACACACTATTCCTACACCCTGAAAGAGCGACTGATTTTGCTTATTCTGCCGAAAACCCTTATAGTGATTTTGTATGTCATAAAACAGGAGTAACACATGAAGACCTCCCCGACGAAGACAGGCAAAACGAAATAGTAAGAGGTGAAAAGTCATTAGCTTGCGCAGGTTTTCACGCAATGCAACATATTTTAAACGGAACAGAAGAAAAATCTGAAATAGAAATTGACTACAGAGATCATTTTTCAGATACTTACGAAATGATTGAACACCACGAAGAAGAATATTATAAAAACCGATAACCATGCAAAAAAATATTGTAATCATATTACTGATAATCTTAACTCCTATTTCTTTTTACTTAGGAAAACAAACCCATAAAAAAGAGGTAATAGACAGAGCTAAAACAATTCCTGAAATGGGTTGTTATACTGAACTTGACATTGAAATTATTGTTTTTGGCGAAAGTCAGGAATAAACGAAGATCCATTAACCGAAAAAAATTATAAAATGTATTATATCTTAACAACTAAAAAAGACAGGGGAATTCTTGTTACTCAAGATTTCAATAAATGCTATGATTTTATCATAAAGCATAATGATACGAAAATTCGGCAAATGGATTATTCGGCAAAGCCCCGCATTTTTGACCGACGGGAGTTTTTAACCACCTTCAGGGAGCGCGTAGAAGATATTAACAAGTTTTTTATTTTGACCGACGCTCTAGTAAAAGGAAAGACCAACGTTTTGCATTTTTTAAGCAAGCTAAATTTAACTTTGGAGTATAATGCTCATAAAGAACATTATAGTAAACTATTGTAATATGGAAAATTTAAAATCAAAAATCTCTCGTTGGAGAGAAAAAAGAAAACGCAAACAACACTTAGATAATATCAATTCAACCATTACAGGATTGTATCTAAGAATAACCGAATCAGGATTTAAAGAAGTTGAACAGGTTAATATTTTAAAAGCCGTCACAGACAAGATTAAGCACGATAAAAGCCAAAACTGTATAGTTTATCGAACACAAGCAAGCGAACTATATACAGCGCTAAAACTACTATAAAGCCACAACCATGAGTTTAAAATATAAATGTATTTCCGCCCATAAAAAGCTAGTTAAAAAGTACAAAAGAGAATTGTGCAAACACAACAGCAAAAACCAACTCATGTCTTTAAATTTGTTGTTTAAAGAAGACCTAGAGGCGTTTCAAAAAGAGTTTTCAGATTGGGAGACGCATTTGTATTTTGGCACGAAAGAAAAAAGGAGTTTAGAAGGCTTAGGCTTGACTAATGGGGAGAAAGTAACGTTTACTTATATGGATATAGATGTTAGGGGTGTTGTGCGTAAATATACACTTTTAACACTACAGCTATTGTTATTAGAGGATTATGTAAAAAACAATACAACTTGGTATAAAGGAGAAAAAAAATACTTCTCCATAGATTGTATAGAGGATTTTAAAATAATTAGCTAACGAATTTGGGTATGGTTAGATTTTTAACGATTTAATAAAAAATAATTATGGATAACATAGATAAAATTAATGAACAAATAAATGAGGTTATAAACGCTTTAGAAGATAGACACTTAAAATTAACATTATGAATTACAATACACTTATTGAAATGGCACAAGAACAAGGTAAAGACGAAACCTTTATAGACTTACTAAAAAACAAACCACTATACCCGATTGAATTTACGGATCATAATACTGGTGAATTTGGTAAGAAAATAGAATTTACAGGAAACACGTCTGAAACAGGAATTAAACAAAACGGATTGGGTTACGTGCTTGGAATTGCTAGACATAACCCTAACGTTGGTAGAGAAACAGGTTGGATGGAAATTTTGTTTTTGGATGGAACGGTTTACGGTTTGTTTTTTGACGATATTAATTTTTATTGTTTATAACGAAAATAATAAATACTGAAGCGATGACACAAGTACATGAAATATTAGAAAAATACACATGGTTAAATGACGGTAGAAAAGCTGAGTTGAAAAATGAGCTTTTGGATTTATTTGGTGTTAGCGGTTCGTTGGAGCTGCTACAAAAAGAAAGAGAACGACTACACACCGAAAGAACTGTATTGACACCAGACTGGATGTGTAGTAAGTTAAATAACCAACTACATGCTGTATGGATTGCAGAAGAGTTAGTGAAAGGTAATAACCAATGACCGCTAACGTTAAGTATAAATGCCGTTGCGATATACGGCACTAAATTAAAAAGATATGAGTAAAGAAAGCAATGGAATTTATACAGTGTTACCTACCGTTTACCCTTTGATTGATAATAAACTATGGTACGCTGAGAATGGAACAGTTTACAATGAAGCGGATGAAGATTTTAGAATTTTAATGGTTTGCGGAGAAAATAGTGAAATGAACTTACCTAATGATGTAGCAGAAAAAATAGCTGAATATCTAAATGGTAGGTAACGAATTTGGGTATGCTTAGATTTTTAACGATTAAAAAACAGAAACAATGAATTTAAAACAGATAAAAGAAAAAATTGACAAAATTAAAAATAATAAAGATATAGAGAATATTGAAAGTATTTTAGGTTATGGTGATTTAGGATATAAAATAATAGAAGTATTGGACGCGGTTAAAAAATTAACTATACCCGTTGTTATGCCTAGTTCTTTTTCGTTTGATAACTACACTAAGCAAAAAGGCGATTGCCAAGACTGTATTTTAGTAAATGACTGTAGACCCCATAACGCTACCGTTACAATGGAAGGTAAGGAATATACTTGCCCTTTAAAGTTTGAGCAAAATTGGGCATAAGTACTCGTATATGATTAGTCACGGATTAAAAGAAAAAAACTTAAATAAATAACGAAATGAAAGCAAAAAAAATTAGTAAAGAAAACTTATTAAATAGAGGTTTTACAAAGGAATACGCTGATAGAATAGATGGATTTTACTTATTACAAAATGTAGATGATAAGTTTTATTTTACGGTAGATTTCAAAACAATGACCGTATCAATACAATTAAATGGTTACGGACATATTAAGAGATTAAACAACATAGAAACTATTACTGATTTTGATAATCTATTTTTTGCGGTTACAGGCAATAAAGTAGAGGTTAAAGACTTAGTTAGTGATTAATTATATACGTTGTTGTTGTGTCGTTTTAATGCACTACAACTTTACAGTATAACATTAGTAGTGTGAAATAATAATAAAATTTAATACAATGGATGATTTAATTAAAATACTTGAAGAAATAAAAGAACATCAAATGCAGACAGTACAATTAGCTAGAACAACAAAAATATATAAATTAGCTGAAAAAGGTATAGAAACTATTAATGTTATGCGTAGTTATTAACTGTGCTATTTGTTCATGTAACATGAACAGTCTAAAAAAATGAACAACAAAAAAATATAAAAAATGGAAATACTAGATATATATTTAATAATAGTACACGTTTTAGCTTGTTATGGTATTTGGAAAATGCCTACGGATTAAAAACAAATAGTATTGTTTATAACTTTACAGGGTATGGCACGTTGCGAATAAAAAGAATTTAATTAATATAAAATTATATAAAAATGGAAGATTTAAACAGACTTTTTGATGGAATACTTAAAGAAGATATGAGCGCAGACCTTCGGACTATGTTAATGGAGTTGTCTATTATGGTAGATAAACTACAAAAGCAATGTGATATACCTAGTGTTATAAATAGTTAAAATTATGAAAAAATTTACAATGGAAGATATAGTTGATATTGCAAAAGCTAGATACCCAATACAAACAGTAAGAGATATTGATGGTGATTATTATGACGCAAATAAAAACGAAAGACAATCTTTTGGAATAGGAATGATGACCGCATTTAAGTTATCAAAAACATTTACTAAATAATTTTTATTTTTATAACGAATTTGGCTATGATTACGTTTTATTTTTCACAAAATGAATTATAGGTATTGTTATGTGTAGTGCGACTGAATAATAACTAAAATTTTATAAAAATGGAAATACAAATTGAAGAACACGAAGAAGAAACGACTTGGCAAGAAGAACAAGAACAACACGATTTTGAAAACGAAATGACAGAAGAAAACGACGATTATGGATTTGGAAGTTGCCCTAAATGTGGTAGCAAAAAATATGTAAGCGTGGCAAGAGGTGAAAACTGTGATGACTGCGGTTATTTTGTACACTACCCTTAGCATTACACATAACGAATTGTATATGATGTCGGAATTTTATTTTTCTTAAAATTATGAATTATATACGGTGTTAACTGCTTTTATTTTTTGAGCGTTGGCAAATTAATTTTAGTAAAAATTAAAATATAGATTATGAGTAAACCGAAATTATTAGAATTATTTGCAGGAAGTAGATCCTGGGGTAAAATAGCAGAAGAATTAGGGTATGAAGTTTTTAGCGTAGACCACAAACCTTTTGATGGTATTGATTTAGTTATTGATATTGAAGATTTAACGGAAGAAATGTTGCCTTGGATACCTGATGTAGTAATTGACGGAAGACCTTGTACAACATTTTCTATGGCAGCAGGAAGAACGCATAGGCTGAAACCAAACTTTGACCCAAAAACACCATTTGCTGCAAAGTGTGATAGGATGAATATTAAATTAAACAACCTTTATAAAAAATGGAATTGTATTTATTACATTGAAAACCCAAGGGCAATGTTGCGTAAAATGCCATATATGAAAGGAATGAACAGAGCGACCGTTTGGTATTGTAAGTATGGGGATTTTAGAGCAAAGCCGACTGATATTTTCAGCAATAACATTTACGATTCTTTTAATTTAAAAGGGTGGAAACCTAGACCAATGTGCAAAAACTTTAAATACAATAAAGAAACTGGCGAAATAATAGATAAACATTGCCACCACGAAAGCGCAAGGCGTGGAGCAAAAACAGGAACGCAAGGACTTAAAGGGAATTACGAAAGAAGCAAAGTACCTAAAGAATTATGCGAAGAGATTTTAACGCAAACATTGGCACGTGTAGATGGCTAAAAAATTATTGCAGTTAACTCCTTTTATCATTAATTGCAAAATACAACCTATGAAGACACTTACAAACATTGAGCGTTTTGAAAAAGCATTGAATAATGGAACTTTCAATATGAAAGAAGAATTAGAAATGATAAGCTTGTTAGTTACAAAATACAACTTCATTTCTAAAAGCGAATACGCAAGAAAAGAAGGCGTTTCTCCACAAGGAGTATTAGCAAGGCTAAAATCTAAAAACGACCCGTATATAAAAATGATTGGGAAAATATTTATTATAAACTAAACTATATTATGAAAAAAACAATTTTAATTATACTCCTTGCGACAGGAGTAACAGCACAGGCACAATGGATTTCGTTGCCAAAACAAGAGAGTTTTCAATTTACAGTATGGACAGATATAATTTCTGCTATAAATGAAGAAATTTTACCGCCTCATATCGGAGTAGAAGTAACGTATTCAGGAGGCGGGTTTGTCTCTCTAGGAATATCGTATTTTGATTTAACCCCCGCTTATTTCGACATAACAGTTTCAGGAGGTATTAACCTTAATTTATTTAATTTTGATAGGGTAAGATATTATGCAGGAGGTAGAATAGGTGTTGAATTTAGAGAAGGAAACCCCCACCCTTTAGTTGGAGCAGTACTAGGTTTTGATTGGAAAGCAACCGACAATTTTACTATAGGACTAAGAGCTTGGGTAGATTATAGAGCAAGTCAAGATAATCAATTTTATGGCGACGACACCGCTTATATATCGGGGATAATTATAGACAATCCAATGACCCAAGAAAACGGGGCTATTGTGTTTAATTATACTTGGGAATGGAAAAAGAAAACTAACAAGCTTAAAGGCACAACACGATAGTTATGGAAGATTTAAAAGAACTGCAAATGCTTACAGACGCAATTATAAGACTAAAAGAAAAAAGGATTAATAAGTTTGGTAAAAAGTGGCATTTAAAATTAGCTAACAATAACAGGTGGGGCGATAAAACAAAGCTAGAATATGCTAAGAAAATAGAGGAATATATGGCGTTAAACGAACTGACAATAGGAAGGGCTATGGAGAATATTGGCGTAGGCAGAGAGGTGTTTAATAGGCTTAGAAAGCTATCTATAAACACAAAAAACCAATCAAAAATTGAAACTTTTTTTAGTAAATAAAGCCCTTATCATAATTAAAACACAAAGTCATGGAACTATCTAAACAACCACCAACAACAATAACAATAGAACAAGTTGTCGCAACAACAGCTTATTCTAAAATGAACCCTATCAGAAAACAGATCATTCGTAAATGGAATAATATAAAAGCCATTGATAACGGGCTTAAAGTTTCACTTCATTTAGGTTATGAAAATTGGAGCAAAGACACCAACGCTACGAATATCAATAAAGATATTATAAAAGAACTTTACGATATTCACAGGGCCAATGTTTAAAATGATCGACAAAAAAGGAGCCGTTCTTAAGTCTGATAACATAAGCGACCTTTGCGATAAAATAATAGACAACCATAACGGAGAATGTCATTTTTTTATCGACTACGCCCTTTTAACCGACGATGATTTTCTAAAAACATACTTAACCAACGCTAAAAACTACACCAAGTACCTTGAGTTGTTTCGGCTGATAAAGCGACCTAGAAAAAGCTTGGTAAAATCAAGCCCAAAACTATATGTAGCGACAAAAAAACCAATGTCAATTTTTAATTACGTAAAATCCTTGCAATGGCAAAAAAAAACCAACACACATTAGAAGACGTTTTTAAGGCTGTAAAAGAACGGCTTATAAACAACAACCTTTCGTTGAAAGAGATTTCCGACAGTATGGGGGTTTCCGAAGAAATTTTAGATATATTTTTTGACGAATCTAATAATGTAGTCAGCGACTTATCAAACCTAATCGCGTTTTCAAAAACCGTATTAACTTTTAGGCAATATCAATTCAGGCCCTTTATTATTACTGAAGAAAAAGAGTATATAAAAATCACAAAAACATTGGTTCCTAAATGCTCAGTCTATTACAGCAAGATAAGTGAAGAATTTTACAGGTTCTATACTCCGCACCAAAAAAACCTTACCGAAGAAGCTAAACAAGTAGCTTTAAACGAAATGCACGACAAGATTAAGGAGTATATAGGTAATCGTGATAAGGTAAAATCGTAAATAATTTACATTTATCTTGTCAGCGATACAATTATGTTGTAATTTTGTAAAAAATATTTTTAATGAAAGCAAATACCTACATAGCATTTGACGGACAGAACTACAAGATAGGGTCTTCTATCAATCCAAATATAAGAATAGCAAATATAAGAACAATGAACCCTACGGTTAAATTAATTCATTTTGGAAGCAAAGGGACTGTTGAGTCGATAATGCACAAGATTTTCAAAGACTTTAGGGTTGACGGATCAAGAGAGTGGTACTCTTTTGATGAAAAAACATTAAAACAAGCAATTCACTATATAGATGTCGAGTTTATAGATTTAAAAATAACAAACCCTTTAAAGGCAAGGGTTCAGGCTTGCAAAAACAAAATAGAGCGGTTAGGGGTAAAATCAGCGTTATATTATTTTTGCTTGCATCACGAAAAATATCAATACGACAAAAGAAACCCGTCAGGGAGAGCTAAAAACCTTTGGTACTGTAAAATTACAGACGAAGATTTTACCACAAAACTAGAAGAATTTGTAATTAATAAAACAAAAGAGCATAAACAATATAAATAATATGGATAATCCAAAAGCAAATTTAGCAAAAGCAGTACTTAAAGTAATGAAAGCCGTTAGTAGTGTTGAAAAAAACACCAACGTCGGCACAGGAAGAAGCTCATATAAAGGGGTTTCCGACAAAGATGTTAAAATAGCCTTTCAAAAAGCATTTATAGACGCAAATCTTGTCATACTACCTATTAAAGTAACGCCAAGAATACACATTGACTCTTGGGAGGAAGTAAATCAGCAATACAATACCACAAAGCTAAAACGTTCTGTTTTCACCGAAGTAGACACCGAATATTTATTAATTCACGCAGAGAGCGGAGAAAGTCAAGTGATTGTTGGGTACGGACATGGAGTTGACAGTCAAGACAAATCGTGTGGTAAAAGCACGACTTACGCCTTAAAATACACGCTCCTGTACACGTTCTTAACCCCTACAGGTGACATTGACGATAGCGACAACACTCATTCAAACGATATTCCAAACGTCCCTGCAAACAAACAAAAACCTCAACAGACTCAACAGAAAAAAACTGTTACGGAAGTTAAAAAGACACTTACAGAGGAAGCGTTCCAAAAAGCTCTTAAGTTTACAAAGCCTGAAATTGAAAAGTTGCTAAGACTTTACAATGTTACTCCCGAACACGCCCAAGAACTTACTGCGAAAATTGAGTCGTTATCTTCAGGAGCCAAAAAGGAACCGACAAAGGAAGAAGAAAATACCGTTGAAGTGAAAGCGGGGGAAACAGGAACCGATATTAAACCGAAAGAACTGCCTAAATTAACTAAAGGGAGTGACGATTGGAAGAAAGTTGTAGGGTATATCGAAGACGGAACCTTAGTTGCTATGTCTCAAGTACAAGCGAAATTCAAAGTTACTGTAGCTTTAACGAAAACCATAAAAGGATTAATAGCTACCAAGCAAGTAGAAATCCCTGAACAGCAAGAAAGAAAACCTGCAATTCCAATCGCTGTTTACAAAGAAGTGTTGAAAATGGAGAAGCTAGACATAATCCCAATACTTGAAAAATACAGAATGTCGGCAGATCAACGCAAGACGCTTGAAAACCTATCTAAATAATTAAAAATTCAGCATAATGACAGATCAGGAAATTCAAAACTACGAATATTGTAAAAAACACCTAAAAGAAATAAAGGGCTTTAAGGAATCACTCCCTCATAATCACCAAATGCATGGTTGTGGATCACAAGCTCCAAGTATAGAGCATAGTCTTGATAAGACTCATAGAGAGATGCACGAAAGTATATTAATTGCTTATGATGTTGCTAGAGATAAAATACAAGGAATGATTAAAAAGATTTAAGCTATGAAAAACTTGTTATTTATATTCCCCGCATTATTGTTTTTAGCTTCATTCCATAGCAGTCAACAAACCTTCTGTAGTGGATTTAAAATAGGCTACAAAAATGGATGGTGTTATAATCAAATTTCGCCTTGCACGACACCAAATACTCCTAATTGCCCCTTGCCTGAGATTTACAAAGAAGATTATCAAGACGGGTATAATCGGGGCTTTATAAAAGGGATAAAGGATTTTGAAGGTAGATGAAACGGAAAGCTAACAGCACGTTACCGCTTGAAACGGAAATTGAAGTAGTGGCTATCAAAGGTGACACGATTATTAAACAGGTTATGACTTACGGAAAAGCCCTTAACGCGAAAAAAGCAAAGGGATGGTCTTATACAAATTATCAATTAGGATTTAGCTCATTTAAAAATACGAAATAATGGAAATTGTACAAATAGGTAGCAGAAATTGTGTTGAAAACAACGACGGAAAACACAAAACAATCCCTTTAAAATACCTAGCCCTTGTTGAAGGTCTTAGAAAGTTCGACTTCGACTTTTCTAAAAAACTATTGTTTCCGCACGAAAGGTTCAAGTTTGAGGTTATGCTTTATGAAAATAACATAAAGTCAACCGAGCCATATCTATACGAATTGATAGAAGGGGTGAAGCCTACAAAGGTTTTTAAGGTTGAATGCAAGTTCAATGACGACAGGTACGAAATATTGTACGGGGAGTATTCTTTAAAATGTAGCGAAAAGCTTTACAAATACGCTGACAAAGAAATGCAACATAATAAAAAATCACAACTGTAATGAAAGCAGAAAAAGCCGTTAAACCACCATTAGGTGTAATGAGTAAAAGGCACTACACCGCTTTCTTAAGAGAAGATATTGACGCAAACGGAGGAATGAGTTTAAATTCCATAAGAACCAAAAGGCTAGGTGACTTAAACGGAGCCATTCAAAGATATGCCGAAGCAAAAATGAATATAGATATTAAGTGGATTAATGAGTATAACGACATTCTTAGTGAATTAGGTGTTGAGCCGAATAATTTTAAGTTATGATGATAGATGTTATTTTATGGATTATAGCGATAGGCTTTACAGTAATAGCCGTTCACGACTTTGTAATTCCCTTTATCAAAAGGAAACTGATGTGGTTTAGTGTTATTCGGAAAATGAAGAAGATCATTAAAAGCAATCCAAAATCTGAATCGCTTGACAATATTTTAAAAGAAATGAAAGAGTGTAATAAAGAAGAAAAGTTATGAAAAAAATAGAAATATCAGACGAAATGTATAATTCGTTAATGGAGCTATCAAAAGACCTAAACAGTCAAAACCATAGAATTACAACAATGCCTTACTTTTTCCAAATCCAAACAGACGAGCAAGTGGCTGTTCCCGAAGGAAATGGTACGGAGGCTTGGCACTATGACGGGGCTGTTATAGAAACCGACGAGGAAATTAAAGACGCTGTTATTGAGTATAAAGAATGGGAGGATTATAAGGCTGAATTTGACAAGCTTACCGATTCTGAAATTGAAGAATATTTAGAAGAAGCGGGTTGGAGTAAATGTAATTTCGACACCGTTAAAAGACTTGAAAATTCTTTTTTCACAGAAAAGGCTTGTAAAGCTCATATAGAACAAAACAGCTATCATTACAACAATCCTGTAGATTATCTTTCTCACGCGACTAGAAACCCTGAAATGGAGCTTGTGATGAAATTTCTTTGTGAGTTAAGCGGAGGAAAATTACATAAATAATAATTATGAGCGAAAGAACCGACTTTGACGACCCACAAAATGAAAAAGAAGCGCACCAATGCAACGTTTGTGAGTGCGAGATAGAAAGCGAAGGAATATGTAACAAAAGGTCTTGCTTTGAGGCTGATAACAGATAGAATTATGACACCAATAAACCATATAATACCCTACTTACCTTATCAATTAAAATTTGAATTGTTAGATTATAAGTCGGATTACGTAGGTGAGAAATACGGAATATGTAACGGATTCTACTTTATAGGAGATGGAGCGTATTATACTTTTAAAGACAGAAGTACTGCGGGTAAAAACACCAATAACTGCAAGCCGATATTAAAACCAATCGCAGACCTTAACACGTTGATACATAAAGACGAATTAGAGTGTACTTATTTTGATTGGATTTTAGTAGAATATGATATTAATATATTCAAGTTTTTAGATACGCATGGTCTTGAAAAACTCCCATACGAAGTGATGGAGTATTTGCTCGAACATCATTTTGATATTTTCGGCTTAATAGAGAAAAAGCAAGCGGTTGACATTAATACTTTGAAATAATGAGAGGATCTAAAGAACAACTTATAGAAATGCAACAAAAGTGGATTCAGGACACGCCCGTCTTCGCTATTGACCGTATTTATTGCAAAGGGTTGCTTCAAGAGTTTGCTGATTACGAAGAAGAAAGCAAGGCGACACGAATTCATAAAATGTGTTTAGCTGTAGGTAAGTTTAATCTTGCAGAGAAAATATATATCAAATATAGCTTAACTGAAATACACGACCTCACAGTCGCTTGCGGATTAGCATTATTAGCTTCAAAAAACTTAAAATCAAAAAAACGTAATGGAAACTAATTTACCAACACACTACAGGTACGAAAGACGATATTCCTTAGACCAAACGGTTAAAAGTATAGAGCTTATAAAGTATGAAGCTATTAGAGAAACAAATGGGGGTTATTGGCTTAAACAGCAATATTCAGCAGACAAGTTTGTTTTGAAAGTTTCAAACCGAAGATTTGCATACCCAACAAAAGAAGAAGCTTTTGACAGCTTCACAAAAAGAACTAAAAAATCTTTTCAATACGCGAAAAGAGATATGTTAAATGCCGAAACGTTTTTAATGCTAATTAAAGAATTTAAGATCAAATAATGGAAAAAACTAAAGCAGTACCCTACGAAGAAATGTCAGTACGTCAACAAGTTATTCAAGACTTGATTGATAAAAAAGTACGGCTAAGTTATTCAACTTTAAAAAAGTTTGACAGCCCAATTTCTATCATAAACCATTTGGTTAAAAAAAGAACAACGGTTTTTATACCTACAGAAGCAATGGTATTTGGAAGTATTTGCGATCAACTTCTTTTCACTCCCGACGACATAGATAAGAACTTTGTTTTTACCGACCATATTCCAAGCACAGACTTAATGATTGGATTTGCTAACGACATGATTCAGTTAGGATTGGAAGGTAAAGAAGCTGACGACGACACAAAGCAAGCGATTTATTCTAATTGGTATAAGAAAGGGACATTTGAGAAAACCTACGAGAAGCTAGAAGTATTTATTGAAGGTAAGATTGCTAAAAAAGACGTTGGAACAAAGGTATTGCTTGAAACTGCGAAAGATTTAATTGGAAATCTTAAAGAGCATAACGAGGTTGACGAATTGTTAGACCAAATGGTTGAGACGCAAAAGAAAATAGGCTTTATCTACGACGGTTGGGAGTTTATAGGGTATTTAGACGCGTATATGAAAGGTGACAATATTCTTGACGGGAAATACACAAAGGATTCAAACCCTGAACAATTTAATAGAGATATTTACAATTTAAAATACCACCTCCAAGCGGGTGTTTATAGCTCTTACTTGATTGAGTCAGGTATTAATATGTTTCCTGAATACACGTTTTTAACTTATGATAAATCTTACAACTACTCCGTTATTAAAATGGATAGAAATTATATCAATTATGGCATACGTGAATTTCAATTTCTTACACAGAAAATGAGCCAAATGTCAAAATACAAGCAATTCGGGAAATCATACGGTTTCTTTAAAAAAGAATTTACAGCTACTAAGCCTAATTGGGCTAGAGGATTTGATTTAAAAGGAGAATAATTATGAGAGAGTTTGAAGAATTATCAGAAGTTGAAAAAGCCTTAAGAAGCTTAATATATGCGGTTGAAAGTAAAGATATACCCAATCCAAAACACCCGTTCCCTTTAGGAGAACAATATCTTTCTATAACACTTGTAGACGTTAAAAAAATAGCCAAAAATCTTAATATTCCATTAGTCAAAATCGAAAAACTTTAAAAATGAAAATAAAAAACATTAAAATACAGAATTACAAAGCTATATCTAGTCAGAATTTAGATTTAAACGGAGCTTCCGTTATTGTTATGGCAGGAAATAACAAAGGTAAAACAAGCGCTTTACGCGGGTTAATTGACCGTTTCAGAGGCGAAAAACCTGAAATAATAGTTAAGGAAGGTGAGGAAAAAGGCTTCAATAGAATGGAGCTAACCGATGGATCTAAAATTGATTGGAAATTTACCAAGAAAGGAGAATCCTTTTCATTCACAACCGCAGACGACATTAAAATGACCACAGGCGTATTGTCAGCTATCGGAAAGAAGTATTTTGGAGAAAGGTTTAGTATTGATGACTTTCTTAAAAGCAGTAAAGCAGAGGCGCTTAAAATGGTGCAAAAATTATTAGGCATAGATTTATCTGAATTGGAAGCAGAACATAAAGTTGCTTTCGATAAAAGAACAATCGCTAACGCAGAGATTAAGCGTTTACGGATTTTAGACAAAAAAGCTCCCGAAGTAGTTACCGCCCCTGATATTGAAGGATTAAAGAAAGAAAAAGAAGGACTGAAAGAAAAAAATACAGCTCTTAAAGCTAAATGGGAAATAGATAATACAGCGCACCAAAAAGAAGCTACTGATTTCAATAACATTCAAGCCGAAAGAAAGAAGCGCAGAGAGGATTTTATGACAGATTGGAAAACAGTTGACCACCTTGAAGACGAAGACACTCACGAAATTACCGCTTTTATAGACCTAGAAAGCATTAGTAGGTTTTATGATAAAATGAAATCTCCTGAGCAATTAAAAGAAATCACTTCTTTAAACGAACCTAAGTATAACGACTTTGTTGATATTGACGCTAAGATTGAAACGGCTATAGGAGACAAAGCTAAATTCGATAATTACGAAACCGACCTTAAAGATTTTAACGATTGGAGAGAAGAAGGGAATACCGCCCTAGCTACTCGCGACGATCTTAATGATGAAATTGGCGTAATAGCGGGTAAAAAACTAAAACTAATCAAAAAAGCAAAACTCCCTGCTGATTTTGAAATGACCGACGAAGGGCTGTTTTACAAAGGGCTTCCTTTAGACGATAATCAAATTTCTAGTTCGGCAAAATACATTTGCGCTTTAAAACTTGGGGTCTTGGTTTTAGGTAAAATACGCACAATGCACTTTGACGCGTCTACATTAGATAAGCAGTCGTTAGCTGAAATTCAAGAGTGGGCGATTGAACAAGATTTACAGCTTTTAATTGAGCGTCCTGAGTGGGATGGTGGCGAAATCAAGTATGATATAATTGAAAATTAAGCTATGAACAATCCAAAATTTAGAGCGTATTTAATCAAAGAAAATAAGATGGTTGTCCCGTCTACAATAAACTATAACAGAGGTTATGGCGGAGCTTTAGAAATATTTGTAGATAATCCGTTATTTGACGCTTATCGAGATATTATAGAAAAGCCTGATTCTGATGTAAAGCCTTTTTTCTCATATATAAATCATTCGCTAGATGTTCATAAAAAAAGAAATAACGGAGATGATTTTATATTAGATCAGTTTACGGGAGCGGAGAGCAATAACGGGATGAAAAGCGTAGAGATTTTTAGCGGAGACATTTTACACAACGCAAGTGTAAATAGCTATTCTGTAGTTGTTTATAATAACGATAAAGCTAGGTGGGACGTAAGGTATTCCGACGAACAGCGAATAAGTTTATCAGACGCTATCGGGAACTTAGATACTGTAGTTGGAAATATTCACTTTAATAAAAATCTACTAAAATAAAGGTATGGAGAATTTTAAAGCTAGAGTTTGGGACAAAGTATGTAAATGTTACCCCGAAAATTACAAAATATTCTTTAACGGGGCGGTATCAATAGAAGATACTTGGGCTTCTAACGACTCGATAATTGAACTATACTCAGGTTTACCCGACTCAAAAGGCACAGACATTTACGCAGGTGACGTTGTTTATCTTGCAGGGTATGGATTATACGAATGCGAGTTCCTGTTTACATTACTTTACGAGGCTTCAACCGAAGGCGACATTGGAGAGATTAAAGGAAATATTCATTTAAACCCTGAACTTTTGAAATGAAACTTGGATTAATTAAACAACTAAACAACACTTTTAAATCGGCTTTTGATAGCGATTACGAGTATATCAAAAAACTTAAGGTTGGCGAAATTTACTTTTATGAAGTAAAGCGGGAGCGGAATATAGGTTTTCATAGAAAGTTTTTTGCATTAATTAAAATGGTTTATGAAAATCAAGAACACTATTCCAATTCAGACGATTTAAGAGAGGATCTGCTTATAGAGGCGGGTCACTTTATAAAAGTTGTTACTTATTGGGGTGAGGAAAGGAAAAAAGCAAAGAGCTTAAGTTTTGCAAGTATGAAGCAAGATGATTTCGATATAATGTACGAAGACGTATTAAATACAATCGTAAAACACTTTCACTTTGATAAGCAGGATATTATTGATAACGTAGAGCAATATTTTTAAATAAAAACACCATGAAAAGATTAACAGAAATAGAGAAAGTTGTTTTAAATAATAAAAGCAACGAATTAAGGAAGACCGTTGAGTTTAATATTATCTCAGGAAAAGTAAAAAGACATTACTCTTTAACAGACGAACAGCTAAACGTAAGGTCAAGAAAAAGGGCTTTAGCGTTGTCTAGGCATATTATATTTCATTTAACATACAAACACACGAAAGGAATTTCTCAGTCCGTTGTAGGTAATATATACGACAGAGATCACGCAACCGTTAATCATTCTACAAAAGTGATTGGAAATTTAACGTCTTATGACAAAGGGCTTGTAAAATTCCTGTCCGAAATTGAAACCGCAGTTTTAAAATACAAAAGAAGAAAAATTATCACTAAAAAAGATGTTTTTCGCAAGCTGTTAAAAGATGTGGTCGTTGGAGAACAAAAAAATGTATGGAATCAGCAGTTTGAATTAGCTAAATAAGGTTTGTATGAAGAACATAGGCGGTCATGAGGAATTAAAGAGGTTTGTTGGAGACAGCAACTATTTATTCAATTTCGGGTATTCTAAAGTGACAGTATTAATAGAGTTGGAGTCGAAAATGAATTACGACAAAATATTCTTTAGTTATAGAGATTTAGAATTGAATTATTGTTATGAAGTTTTTAATTATAATTTTAATTCTACTTCTTTAGAGTTTTCTTACAGCGAGTGCGCTAGAGTGACAGGTATTTCATACCACAACGTAAAAAGAATATATGATAAATATTTAAAGTAATAAATATGAAAAACGAAATTAATGACTATACTTATTCTTTCTATACTAAAATAGAAACAAATATTATTAAACACCCTAAATGGTGGGCGTTTTGGAAGCAATCAAAACTCGTTAAATCAGAAAAATGGGTAAAGAAAGCGGTTACAATTCAAGACACTGAAAAAGGAGCTTTAATGTATTTTGAACATGATAGGTTTATAGATATAATTAGACAGCTTCACAATCCAATAAATTTACAGTTAGAGAAATCAAACCCTTCAACTCCATATATTCCAACAAACATTGATTGGGATGATACGCTTCTGTTAGAAAAACCTAAGACTAACTTTTTAAAAAACTCTGAATTATGAACCAAAACCCTTTAAATATGGAGGAATTATACTCCTTAGAAGGCGAAAGATTGATGCTTAAAATAGCTAAGATTTTTGAAATTAAAAACAAAGGAGCCACAGAAAAGGCTATTATTTTGTGTTTTAAGCTCAGTCACGAAAAAATACTAGACATTAACGCGAACATTGAAATAATCGTAGCCACCTCAGCAGGTAGGTCTAAAGAGCAGGTAAAAGAGGAAACGGATCATTTTTCCCTGCAAGAGCAAAAGCACTTATTCGCCTCTATAATAAATATTGCGTTTTTCATTTACAGCTTCAGCTTTGTAGACTCCGACTTAAACGACGAGTTATTCACCGAGTTTTCAAATATGTTTGTAAAGGAAATTTCGGAAATAACCAATAATGTAATACAAATTTAATATATTTGCAATGAAGTTATTTGCGCTGTACATAAAAATAACTATAAAAAATACTGACCGTATTAGGTGGATAGGAGTACAGCCCTTGAAACTTAATGCGGTTTTTCATTATCTAACTTTTTATGGGTTTTTAAATAAAACCTTTACGAAAATATGCCAAATATAGATACGCATTTCTTATGCTCGTCAGGAGACGGAACTAATATCCAATGCTTTTTAAATAACGAAAACAAGATCACTTTTTACATTTCTAATAAAAGCGATAGTGAAGAATTAATGGTGTATTTAGATAAGTCTACCGCCATTAAATTAGCCAAAACATTACGAACTGAAATAAATAAAATAGAAACGGAGGCTAGTAATGGCTAGACCACAAAGAAATAATGTAGATTACTTTCCTTTTTATTGTGAAGAAGGAAAAAAAATGTACTACTTAGAAGAAACTTATGGGAATGATGGTTTTGCTGTTTTTATTAAGCTTCTTAGAGAATTAGCGAAAACAGATTATCATTACTTAGATCTATCTAAAAACACAACTCAAATGTTTCTTAGTGCTAAATGTAAAGTTTCAAAACAATTACTATTAAATATCATAAATGATTTAGTTGAATTAGAAAAGTTTGATAGCGTGTTATGGAATGAAAATAATATAATTTGGTGTCAAGATTTTATTGACAGTATTCAAGACGCTTATATTAAGAGAAAAAATAAATGTATCAGTTATGAGGGTTTAATCTCCCTTTTAATAGGTTTAGGGGTACGGAAACAAAGTAAACTCCCCCTTACAGGTGTCGGAAACCCACAAAGTAAAGTAGAGTATAGTAAAATAAAGAAAAGTGAGAGTAAAAACGCGCTCACTTTTTTAAAAAGTCATTTAAGTAAATGGGAGGTTATTCAAATGCAAAACAAAAAAAGATTTAATGGAGATTGGGATAGAATGCTAGAATTGTTTTCTTATAAAGTTGATGAAGAAGAATTAAAATATGAATGGAAAATTTTAAACGCCCGATTAATGAGATGGATGGATGCTTGGACTAATAACAACAGAAAATCTACTAAAAAAACTAAGCCTTTAAATTCGGCAGAGCAAAAAATTAAAGAAGAACTAGAAGCGCTTGAGAAATAATGGAAGGAATCGATAAATACATACAAGACAGAAAGGACAATGCTCAGTCGGAAAGGTTGAAGCAAACGCATAAAGTTTATGCGTGGTCTAAAGAAGATCCTAAAAAACAAGGAATGGTTCTTACAAAGAAAATATTTTGGGCCTTGTTTAAAGAACAGGTTGGGAAAGATTTTATTTTCAACGAAGTCAATACAGATGTTATTTACACGATTTTTAAATATTTCTTAAAGCAGGAAGATTTTAACGAAGCGTCAAATTTAATATCAAACGAGGCGAGTTTAGTAAAAGGGTTATTAGTTTGGGGAGATAATGGCGTTGGAAAAACAATGTTATTTGATACCATACACGAAATAGGATATAAATTAACCAAGTTCGGTTGTTATGATTTATGGTTTAGAAAAATATCTGCCCCAACTTTTGTCAAGGATTATATGAAAGCCGTTACAAATAAAAGTAGCGTCTTCGATTTAAAAAATTACTATACAGGCGCTTTATACATCGATGATTTAGGATTAGAGGACAAAGCTTTTAATAGTGAGGAACTTCTAGGAACCTTGTTATTCGAGAGAGATAAAAATGATGCACCAACTTTTATTACAACCAACAAAAAGCCGTCAGAACTTCTTGAGAGGTATGGCCCTGCAATTGGAGATAGGCAAAAAAAGATGTTTAATATTATAAAATGGAAAGGCGAAAGCTTTAGAAAATAGATTATGGATAAAAGATATAGAATGTCTGACGACTATAAAAAATATAAGGGCGAAGAAATAATGTCAAATTATGACGGGAAAGTAGTAGAAGAAACCGTTAAAGCTATAAAAGGAAAAGAGTTATTTAGCCATTACACAGGATGGAATTTTTGCGGTAGAGTTTGGTGGGAAAACGATAAATGGCTATGTGAAGTTTATCGTTATGGTAGTTATAACCAAACCTTTATAAACGATGCTCTTGAAGAAATAATGAAAGATGTGTGTTCTGAATACGGGAGCGAATAATTTAAAACTATGGACATTCTAAAACATAAAGACAGCGTTATAGCACTTTTAAAGTCGCACCCGCATTTAAGGGATGACGATAATAAGCTTGTCGCTAACATTTGGCACAAACACTTGAAAGACGCAGGAATGCTCTCTAAAGATATTACAGCCGAGAAGTTTTTAGAATTGTTTTCAGAGAATAAAATACCAAACGCCCAAAGCATTAGAAGGATCAGGCGCAAGCTACAGGAGGAATTCAAAGAGTTGCGCGGTGAGAAGTGGCGGGAACGTCATAACGAGCAGGAAAAAGTAAAAGATCAATTATATAATACTCCCAATATATTAGCGGGAGGAGCGCCTTAAAAACTAGAAATAATGAAAGATTTAATAGAAGAACTTAAAAAAGAAAATAAAATAATATTACTTAGAAACCCTAAAGTGGCGACAGAGTTTGATTGGTCTAGCGACGCTTACAAATTACAGCATAATGAAGAAATGATAAGTAAGTTAAGTTTATTGAATACACCCACGGTTATTAATTGGGTTACGATAAAAAGCAATGTAAGGCCTAATGAAAATGTAGAGGAATGTTTGGTTAAATATAATAACGGGCAAGTAAGAACTGCATTATTTAGTCAAGAAGATAATAGGTTTTATAACTCTATTAATGACCAAGATATTTCAGATAACATACAGGCTTATGCAGAGTTGCCTAACTAAATAACCTTGTTTATAGCTACTTTTATCATTAATTACAAAATACAACTAAATTATAGAAATGAAGAAAAATCAAAAATACGGACTAGAAGTAGCGAAAGCTATTGAGGATTATCACTTAAAGAACGGTAAAAATAAAATAGATTTCTCTAAAATTAAAGGAGTTTGGGGCGGATCCAAAAATATTTAAAAAATGCTAGGAAAAGGAATAAGAATCACTAGAAAGCAAAACAATTTAACTCTCCTAGAGCTATCTACAAAGCTAAAAATACACGTAAATCATTTAGGAGCTTTAGAGAACGAAAGAAAAACGCCAACTATAAAATTACTTTATAACATTGCTAAAGCGCTAAAAACACACCCCGCAGTTTTATTTTGGAATGGCGTAGACGAAAAAGAGATAAAGAAAAAGAACAGGCCCAAGCTACTTGTGTTTAAACCAACTATTGACAATATCTTTAAAGAGTTGTTTTAACTATAAAAATCAGCGAGAACACCTTTTGTTTTTGCTTCCAAACTTAGATCCGTACTTCTGTTTTTCATTATATTCCCTTCGTTGTTATCAACCAAGCTATTAAATTCTAAAACTATACCTACACCACGATCCGTAAGCTTATACAATACAGTCGATTTATTATTAAACGACTCAGCCATATAACCTGCATGGATAAACTCAGCTAACTTAATCTTCTCCCCAAACACTTTTATCGGGTCGCTGAATAGGCCCAATTCCTGTAAGTAAAGTAATACCAATATCTTCTCATAGCTTATTTTGTATTTTTCTTTAATTTCTTGAAGCTGAAATATTAAATACGAAGTTTTAACGTCAGTACTTTTCATAACAATTTCCTCTTTATTAAAAACCTGCTTTCTCGTAAGGGCTTTTTTATTATACTTAAAATCTATTTTTACAGGAGCCTCCGTTAATGGATTAAAATTCTTAAGCTTTATGTTTTTCATAATGTAAAAATAACAAAAGCATTTCAATATTACCAATATTCAAAACCCGATCAAATATTTATCTATAGGTTTGTCTTAATTATAAAAATTATAATAATGGACAAAGGTATTAATAATGGAATAGTGATACTTGGAGATGACCCGTTAGGGGATAATTCTCAGGTAGAGAAAAAAGTAGTTTTAGAAAACAACGACCCTAAAAACGAAATAGTAGTTTTAGATAATCAGCCGAAAAAGGAAACTAAGGTAGATGATAAAGCTGTTATAGATGACGTTTTAGACGTTAAACCTAAAACTATTGAAAGCAAAGAGAAAATTGAAAAACCAATTGTAGACGAAGAAAAGGAAACTTTAGAGTTTACGTTTGATAATGAGAAGCCTAAACCTCAAGAAAAAAAACAACAACAGGAAACTGTAGTTGAAGTTAACGAGGCTAATGTTTTAGAGTTTTTAAACAAAAATGGTATCAATGTTAAAAACGTCTCGGAGTTATCAAAAAAAGAAGTCTTATCAGAACAGGTAAAGGAATTTCAAAAATTTAATGCAGAAACAAACGGCACTATCGCTGATTTTTATTCGATTCAGAAGGATTGGACTAAAGAGTCAGATAGCAGTTTGTTAAAAGCTTATTATGAGAATTCTGACACCAATTTATCGCCCGAAGCAGTACAAGGTCTAATCGACCACATTACTGTTTCTGAGCAAGATGAAGTAGATCTTAACGACAGGGAATTGGCAGGAAGAAAGAATGATTTAGTTAGAGAAATATCTAAAGCAAAATCATTTATGTCTGACTTTCAGAAGAAACACAAAGTTTCTCTTGAAAAAACACAGGTAGCAAAACCGCCAACTGCTGAGGAAATAGCTAAATCTCACGCACCTTATTGGAAAGATCGTAATAAGTCTTTGAAGAAACTTACAGATATTAAAGTGAGTATTAAAGGATTAGGAGATATTATCATTCCTGTTAGCGATGAAGATAGAATTACTGTAGCGAGAAATACGCAAACAGTAGACGACTTCATTGGTAGATTTAAAGGGGAAGATGGTAAAATGAACACAGACAGAACCGTAAGGAGTACGCTGTATTCAGACCCAACATTCTTTCAAAACGCTGTAATTTCTGTAGCCAAACAAGTTCACGCATTGACGCTTGAAAATTTCTCAAAGGAAAACCGAAATTTAACTTTAGGAAAGCACAAGCAAATAACGGAAATTAATAATAACGACGACGGAATGGTTGTGACAGGCCGCAAAAAAGAAGGCTTCGCACCAAAAGCTCGTTTTTAACAAAAATTAAATATTATGGCAATTACTGGCCCAACAAACCCCCACAATAACAGACCTCCTTTGTTACTAACACAGGACAATTATGTCGATCCTTATACTGTAACAGGATCCGCAGGAATACCACAATCGGTATATGACACAATACAGAATGATTGTCTTTTGATGATGAAAGATGATGTAATGGGATTCTTAGACGAATTCTCAATGACCAAATCATTTGTAACTAATACTGTTGAGTATGTAGAAACTACAACTAGAGATAATGTAATTGATGATGACGGAGCGGTAACAAGAACAGGAGATGTTTTTACAATTGACTGGACAGCCGTTGAAGGTTATGACGCATCACAAGAACATTTCACTTATAAAGTAGACACTACTATTTTCGTAGTAGATGGAACTAAAATGGAACAGGGTGTTATTACTGCCGTAGATATAGGAGCAGCAACAATAACTGCAAAATGTGCTAATGGCGCGTCTTGGACTATTGCAACATCTGTACTTACGTTAGGAACTATTGGAGGTGACTTTGATAGAGGTAGTTGTGGCCCTGAAGGGACTCTTGAAAACAGAAAAACAACTAATCGTTTTGTAAAACTTGCAACTACTAGAGTTGCTATGCAGAGTAATGGCGGAGAAAGATATGCTTGGTTGTATAACGGAGCTTGGCAATGGTACGATGACAATACGAAACGTGTAAGAAAATTACTAAACTCGGAAGTTGCGAAGAAACTTTTAATTAGTATTCAAAGTGCTGATTCTTCAGGAGCGCATGCTATTGGAAAATACGGAACCGAAGGATTGTTTGAGAATATTAGAGCAAACGGAGCCGTACAATCAGGATATATTACGGATTTAGCAGGAATGCAAGCTGTAACTGATTATTGGGATGAACTTGGAATGACAGAAAAAGTTTTCTTAGCGAAAGTTGATAAAACACAATACCGTCACTTTGAGCAAATCGCAAAAGAAGTTATGTCTAATTTAGGAGCTATAACCAATGTTGATGTAAATAACAACAGCGAAAACTTTGCTAAGTTTGGATATAATACTCTTGAGGTAGATGGTTATACCATTCACTTCGCTAAATGGGGATTAACTGAAGGAAACAGCCCGTTTGGTAAAGCTAGAATTATAGATGTATTCCCTAAAGGTGTTATTATCCCAATGGGTTCTACAATGACTAAGATCAACGGAATAGAACAAAGTACGCCTTATATCTTTAAAGCGTATCAAGTATTCCCTGAGCATAATCAAAACGGAATGGTTAGAGAAGTGATTACAGGAGCATTTGCCCCGACCCCAACTAACGATTGCGAGTATGAAAAACTAACCTTGTCTACGACTACAGGAATAATTATTCCTTGTCCTGAGCCATTGGTTATAATAGATTAAAGACTCCATTATTTCTATTTTTTAGAAGCCGTTACAGACTCGTTTGTAACGGTTTCTTTTTTTTACTATCTTTACGAAAAATAAAATATATGGACTTAATAACATTTGTAACAATAAGAGATGGAAAAATCTTCCCAATGAATCGACTTATTGTTAAGCAACCTGCCGATTACATACAAAAAGACGGCAACGGACGAACAAAAGCAAAACGATCAATGCAGTACGTCCCTTCACTAACAAGCGTCTTTATAAACGAACAAATCAAAATAGACCCCACTCCTGTTAGAGAGAAGATTGAATTTACAAAAAAACGTCCCTTAGTTATAGACAGGGATCTATACCCAAATAAAGTTGACTTTTTAGAAAGACACGAACATTTAGGCGTTAGATTTAGAGTTTTAGATGTTGCGCAAGAAGAAATGTATCAGTTAAAAGCAATGGGAGAATCAGACGACGCAAAATCGTATGTATTGAAAGTAGCCGACGCTAATTCAATTAGAGCAATGGCTATTGAAATGTTTTCTCCTTCTATCGGTCAAAGCAGAACAGTTGGTAAACTTCGTATAATGTTACGAGAATTTGCCGAGCAAGGTGAGACTGAAGTTAAAGCTATTAATGACTTTAAAGACGATAATTTCAATCAAGAAAAATTATTAGTTTCCGCTCTATTGATTTCAAAAACTATTAAATTAGCAGGGAAAACATTTAGTTGGATGGACTCTGATGAAAAGATATATACAGCATCTCAAGCTCAAGACGCTCCTAGAGAGCTAGCGATTTGGCTTAAAAATGACGAAGAAGGAAGGCAAACACAAGCTATATTTAATAAAAAAATAGGAGATTTAAAGAAAAAGTAACCAATAAAATCTAATACAAAATGTTTAAAGGAAAACTACCAAAGTTCGCGAGCAATAAGATTGTTGGCGCAATGAAAATCACGAAGCTTATTCGTGAAATGGACAAGACAGCTACAATGAAGCTTGAAAAAGGAAAAAAGTTTATTGTCCCTGCTCACGTAATGATCGCGAAAAACCCGAAATTAGGAATGTACTACGTTCAGTATGCTGACGGAACCATTGGTTTCCAAGACGCTAAACAGTTTGAGGCAGGATATTCGGAACTAAAAAAAACAACAAACCCCTCAAGCCCACCGCCACCGACAAATAAGAAGGAGGAAAAAGAAACTCCTGAAAAGGAAACTCCTAAAAAAGAGGAACCTAAAAAATAAACCTTTCAATTCTCTATATCCCTAAAAGCTCTCACGATTAATTTCGTGAGAGCTTTTTATTACCAATTCAATAAAAGATTTTTGTTTATAATTCTTATTTTTACTTTTTATACAAATCTCTCATGTTAGATAAATTATATAAAACAGTTCAAGCAAACCTTAACGAAGCTCAATTGGGCGGGTTAAAACCGATTAACTTTAATTTATTCGCGAATAACGGTGTAATAAAAATAGTTGGAGATATTTTACTTTCCATAAAAACTAACGTTAGGAAGCAAAATTGGATGCTTGACGGACAAGATTTAGCAAATATTTCAGATCACAACAAGCAAATAATGGAACATTTCTTAACCCCATTATTTATTTCATCTACAGAGGTAGGAACCGAACTACATTATATCTTGCCTTCAGACGTAGAGTTTGTTAAAGATATTGTTGTTTTAGGGAATTTAGCAGAAAAATTATCTTACAGAAAATTTACGTTGCTAGAAAGAAATATTTACGCCAAACCAAGCGCATGTACACCCAAAGCTACAAAATTAAGCGATTACTTGTTAGTTAGCCCTTCGCTGCCTGTAGCTGTAAAAATCATATATTTAAGAAAAGTAAAATCCCCTAATTGGACATTTTCAGACTTTCAAGGTAAACCTGTTTTTAATCCGTCCGCCAATGATTTTCAGGATATTGACCTTCCTGTAATAACAGGCGTGTTTGACAGGTTAGTTAGTCTTGTGACAGAACAGGCGAGTGTATATTTAAGAGATTTTCAAGTACATCAAACGACTAACACGGAACAGGCCCAAGACGCTCAAAATCAAAATAGACAATAACAATGGCAGTAGATCCTTTATTAGAAAACGACCAAGCTTATTACGAAGACCCTGAAGCATGGGGAAAATCTCAATATATTACATTACAGAATGTAATTGATAATATTATGCTTACCGCAGGTGACGATAGCTATTTCAAACACGCTAGCCCAACAGCTTGTTCTATACACGGCAAAATGGGAATGAAAAAACTATTAGTCGATATTAAAACTGAAAGCAGAGCTATAAGAATTCAATTAAAGCCAACGTTAATCTTTCCGTTTCCTAGATTTATGACGGATTGGGTACGGATAGGCGTTGTTAATAAATGCGGAAACTTAGAAATTTTAGAAATTAACGAAACTCCAACAATACACGACTATCTACAAGATCATAATTGGGAACTTCTGTATGACAGCGAAGGAAGGGTTTTAAGAGGAAGTGACGTAGATCATCAAACAGGATATTGCTGCCTTCCCATACAATGTGATGACAACCCAAAAACAACTTGTCCTGACGATACTTTTAAAAATAGTTGGGTTAAGGCAAATATACAGGGCGGTTATTTTGAATTTAGCCCTGACCTTGAAGACGAATTAATAGTTATTGAATTTACCTCTATGGGATTACAGGAACTAGACGATTGTGATGTGTTAATTCACAACCACCTAGAACTAACGATTACTAGATGGATTCAATGGCAGCTTTTATTAGGCACAAGAAACACATCTGAGTCAAGAATAGAAAGATATTACGACCTTTATAAAAAGGAAAAAAAGAGAAGCGAAGCCTTGAATGTTGACTTAACTCTTGAGGGAATAGTAAAATCCGTAGGAATTAGATACTTGAATTAATGGCTAAATTAAGAAACGTTTTTGTTGAGGGAAAAATGAGAAAGGACACGGCTAAAGAGTTGTTGCCTCAAACTTCTTTTGTTCACGCTGAAAACCTAAGATTTCATATAAACGACGGGGCCGACGGTAAAGGGAAAAGCCCAAAAGGAAGTTTAAAGATTAGTGACGTTACAGAAGGTAATACTGATTTAAAATGTATTGGAGCCTATCACAACCAAGACTTAAATGTCATTTACTATAAATTAGCAAGTACCGACGGGCTTATCAGTATTGATGCCGAATACGACATACTTAACGACGAAACAACAATAGTACAAAAAGACACTAATGGCGTTCTAAAATACGACAAAACAGGCTTTATTACGGGGTGGGATGAAATTGACGGGCTTCAGATTTGGAGCGAATGGGGAAACAATCCAAGAAGAATTAACACCGAAAGATCTAAAGCTAATTTTCTAGCAGTAGGAGCCAACGGATTTACCGAGGAAGACATACAGCTTATCGTAATTCCCCCATTTAACAAACCTAATATAACACTACAAATAACAACAACAACACAAGAAAATTTTATTGAAGAAATATTCCCTTACTTCTCTTATAGATGGAAATATTTAGATGGAGAATATAGCGTACTCTCTCCTTTTTCTAACCCTGCATTTTTACCTAAAGATTTTCTATATGACTATCAGGAACAAAACAGCGTTTCAATGGTTAATCGATTTAACCAAATAGTAATTGGGTTTGATACAGGTAACGAAAGAGTTGTTGAGATACAATTAATTTTCAAAGAAAGCGAAAGTAATAGTGAATGGATAATTGATGATTTTAATAAAGAACAACTTGGTTGGGGTCATAACGAACCAAGAACATTTACTTTTGACAATAGTAAGAGGTACAGGGCCTTAAGTGATGAAGTTTTAAGAGGAAGTCAAGATAATGTGCCGAGAACTAATAAGGCTCAGGCAATGATTAACGGAAGGCTTAATTTAGGGCACTACAAAGAGCGCTATAATATTGAAAACCCTATAGGAACAAAACTATTAATAGATTATTCGGTAGTTCTTGACACGTTCCCTAACAGGGATAGACAAAATGACACCCCTATAGGTATTGCCACACTTGAACTCGAAACCGCAACACACGCCACAACACCAAGCTCCCCGATATTAACAATGGTATCAGATAGGTTCTTGAGTTTTTCTTTTTTCGCAGGAGATCCTATAACTATACAGGCGGGTACGGAAAACGAAGGTGAGTACACCGTAGTTTCTTCGGAAGAAAATATACTTGTATTAACGAAAGACAACTTACCTAATCCTACGTTTAGTGGAATAGACACGGACGGTACAATACTCGCTTTAGAATACAACATAATCCCTACATTAATCCCTAGAGAAACAGCTAAAAGCAACAGGGGTTATGAAATTGGGATAATGTATTTCGACGACCCTCTTAGGGCTACAACCATCCTTGTTAGCGAAACAAATACTGTTTTTATAGATGCAGGGAAAAGCGTAAACGTAAACTCGTTTGACGTAATTTTAAAAAACCTTCCGCCTTATTTTGCAAAATATTATAGATTTTTTATTAAACAAAACAAAAGAAATTACGACCAAATATCTCCAATAATATTTCACGAAGACGACGCTTACGTTTGGGTTAAACTAGAAAAAGGAGATATAGACAAGGTTAAGGAAGGGGATTATTTAATCGTAAAAGCAGACACGGTAGGTATTAAAGGTACTTTAGTTAGAACTAAGGTTTTAGAAGTTGTTTCTCAGCCACAAAACTTTTTAGAACCCGAAGACTCAACGTCTGATGTGATACAAAAAGCAGGTGTTTATTTTAAATTAAGACCTAAAAATTACACGCTAGATACAAGTCAGCAGTCTGCTTTTAATTTAAGCACAGTAGACTCGTCAGGTATAAATGAGGCGGTTAATTCAATTATCAACAACGGTACGTATGTAGGAGAGTCTCATTTTTATGGAGATACGCTAGACGACATGACTACATCAGGAGCGTTTACAGCAACCCCCTTCTTAGGAAGAAGGTACAGGGTAGAAATTGACGGAACAAACATTCCAAATACTTTTAGATGGAGTGATGACGACGGGAACACTTTTACCACAGAGGTCGATATAGACGCAGGAAACCCGCAGCTATTAAATGACGGAGTTAGCGTTACCTTTGCGTCAGACGCAGGGCATTCAGCTTTAGATAATTGGACTTTTTACACAAGGGCTGATATTCCTGTTGCGGGAGGTGGTCGTATTTATGGATTTTTCAGATTTTTCGCGTCTCACGGAGAGGATTTAATTTCTTTAGAAAATGATAAAGTCAAGAACGGAGCGCAGATTTCTATAGAATATCAATCAACCGAACCTAACGACTCGTATCTTATAGAGGTAATTGCGCAAAATAATTATGATAATATTCAAGAATGGTTTTTTGAAGACAATATCAAAGATTTAATAGAAGATGCGACTCAAAACCCTACGGATATATGGTTTGCTAGAGGAACAATAGCTAAGGTCGGTTCGGAGACAAAACTAACAATAGATAATGATTTTGCGGTAGGAGCAATGACGATGGTCGCTAGAACAAGCGTAACAAGTCAGCAAAGCATAGGAACCGCCTATGCAGATACAGAGATAATTCAATCGTCATCTGCTGTAGGTATTTTACTTGAAACAGAAGGTAAAAATCTACCTCCTGAAACTTATTACGAAATAGGAAAAACATATAAAATTGTAAACGGTTTTCATATTTCCGATAATCCAAACATTCCGTCCGATAGAGATCAGACAGGATCAATAGATTTAAAAGTACGCTTAGATTGGTTTAATGCGTTTTGTTACGGAAATGCAGTAGAGAGTTATAAAATTAAGGATGAATTTAACAGGAAAGGAATTGATTTAGGTATTAGAACCTCAGCCGTTTCAGATGAAGAATATAAAGAAGTGGATAGAATTGCGGACGTTACTTGGAGCGGAGTCTATCAAGATAATGCGAATTTTAACGGGTTAAGCACATTCAACCTTTCAACCCGTAATTGGGTTGTCTTAGATAAAGAAAGCGCCTCTATTCAGAAATTATTGAACTTTAATAGCGACTTGTTAGTTTTTCAAGAAAATGCAATTGGAATAATGCCTTATAATAAAAACATTATTAAAGATATTGCGGGAGGAAGCGCAATCGGAATAGCGAAAGATATTTTAAACAAAGAAAGTTATCGTCCATACGCAGGAGGCTTGCATGGGGTTTCTAAACACCCCGAAAGTGTTGTTGCTAGAGGTAGAAGTGTTTATCTTCAAGACAAGAACAGGGGAGATACGTTAAGGCTTGCCAATAACGGCATTACAGAAATAAACAGAAACGAGCTAGAACACGAAATGTCAAATTTAATGGAAGACCCGTTAAACAACTCTTTCGTTTCAGCATTCGATCCAAAACATAAAGAATATTTATCTACGTTCCAAACAATAGGGGTATTGGCTTTTAAAGAAAAAGCTAAAGGCTTTCCGAATTATTATACTTTTCAGCCCGACTTTATGCTTGGGGCCGACAACGCTCTTTATGGTTGGAAGAACGGAGTAATGTATAAAATGAATGCAACAGAAAACCATAACAACTTTTTTGGAGTTCAATATTTGAGTAAACTTAAGTTTTACGTAAATCACGAATTTGGTTTAGATAAAATATTTAAAGCAATGTCTTTGTTTAGCTCTCACGCTTGGGACGTTATTGTAACGACAACGCTCACTTCTAGGTCAATACCAAAAGAACATTTTGAAAAACACGGTAGTTTTTGGTTTGCCGATATAATGACAAACACCAACAACAACACGATAGCTAATAATATTTTTGGAATTGGAGAAAAACCAATTGTAAACGGAGAAATAGAGATTACTGAAAAACCGTCTGTTATTTCTATTGGAGATCATATAGTAAGCTCAACACTTTTATTTACACCATCTAAAATTATCGACATTACCGAGACTAAAATAATTATTGAGGATCCACTTAATACAGCAACTTCGTTCTTAATGTATTCTAAAAACCAAGCTATAGACGGGGTAGATATTACAGGTGATTGTTTAGAAGTTGAATTGTCTATAGAAACTGAAGATGAAGTAATTATCAGTTCAGTCACTACAGAAGTTGAAAAATATTAAGTTACTTGCTTGAAATATTGATTTACCAACAAATCCCCCTCAATATAACCTTCACTTGTTAGAGCTTCAATTACAGGAACTATAGGGGAGGTTGTATATATCATTGCAAAACCCTCTTTTTTTGCGTAAACCTCTATTTCGTTAAGTAAAAACTGTAAAGCCCCTTTTCTTTGCTCTTTTGTCGAGTCAAGATTTGATATAGGGTATGCTAAATAAGCTAACAAGCTATCAGTCCGATAAAGCCAACAGCAAAAAAGGTCGTGACTATCATCGGAAACGATAAAAACATTAGGAGGTAGAAGTAATTTATGAGGTGTAGGAAAATTATGTCTTTCCCACCAAGTCACCGCAGTTGGATAAAATTCTTTTGTTCTTTCGATTCTAACTTTCATATTGCAAAGATACAATTACTTTAAAAAGGTAAAACTTAAACAGCAATAAACTATATTTGTAATTAAAATCAATATATTATGGCTATAGGCGCAGGAGTAGCAACAGTCGGGCTAGGTGTTTTTTCAGCAGTACAGGCGGATAAACGCGCACAAGAACAGGAAGATAACATTTCTAATTTTGAACGGGAAATTAGAGACAACCCCGCAGAAAGTATTAGATTAAGCACCGTAGGCACAGATAGGTTGCTTGACTCAAGCGCGTCATCACTAGCCACAAGTGTAAGTGCGCTACAACAAGCAGGGCCAAGAGCAATTATCGCGGGAATGCCGCAGCTTTTAGAGTCTGATATTTTAACAAGGAACCTTATCACTCAAGATTTAAGCGAACAAGACGCTAGAAGAAGTATAGCAATATCAGCCGAACAATCTAGGAGAAACAGATCGAATGAGCTTTTAGAAACACAAGCTTTATTAGGATTTGGACAAGAATTACAAAATTCAAGACAAGCAAGACAGGACGGTATTAACAACATAATTGGAGGGGTTTTATCATCCTCTAGGGGTATAGATTTTGGAGGTTTAACACCACAAGTAAGTTCTCCTTTTGAGGGAGGTGATCCAAATATAGAGCAAGATATAATCTTTAATCAACCGCTTATAGAAGGCGAATTATTCCCTTCAAACTAAATTATTATGTCAAAACACACAAATCCTTTAGCGTTTCAAAGCACAAGCCCCGTAATAAACACCGCAACGCATCAGATAGTTTCAGAACACCAAAAGTTTTACGCAAAATTTGACGCAGAAGAAGAAGCCCAACGTAAAGCCGAACAAGCTAATCAAGATGAATTTGCAAGAAAAAAAGCTAAATTAGGTTTTGATAATTATAAAGGACTTTCCGCACAAGAGGCGAAGGGGTATTTTACAGAACAAGTACTCCAATACAAAAACGCAAACTCAGAAAGGTGGCTTGAAATGGCTAAAGCTTCGGCTGATGGAGATGAAGACGCTACAATACAGCTTGCAAGAGAAAAAGAAAAACTTTCAGGACTTATAAACGCAAGCACAACCATTTCAGGTAAAGTTGCGGAGCTTTTCGATTTAAAAGAAAAAGGAACCTTTAACGAGGCTAGAGATAAGCCACTTAGCGATTTTGTAGACTCTCTAAATAAGGGTATTTATATGATTACGCCTGAAGGAAAATATAAAGTTTATAATAAAGAAAACGACGAATTATTAGAAGTTGACCCAAATAAACTTCAAAGTGATTTTATGAATTCTACATATCATAAAAAAGTTAATTTTGATGCTATCGGAGACGCTATAGCGGGAAGTATTAAATTAAAATCTTTTGACGGAAATAAAAGTATTGGAGAGGCTAATGCTAGGGATGGAGTTACTAGAATTCTTAATATGTTTAAGCAAGACCCAAACGTTTTAACTACTTGGGCCGTTAGTAAAGGTGTAAATAAAGCAGCTTCCGAACTTTCAGAAACAGAAAGAAACGTATTGGCGACTAGATTTTACGAAGAACAAGTTAGGAGCGGAATACAGGAGGCGGTTAAAACTCCCACAGCTACAGGAGATGATAAAGAAGGTAAGGGCGTTGTGATTTTAGCAACTGACGAAAACGGAGCTCCGTTAAAAAAATTCGCTGTAGAAGGAAGCGGAACATTTGAAGGAGATATTATAAACGCACCCGAAGGAGGCGTTAAAGTTACTACCAGAAACAAAAGCAGTAACAGGGTAACGACTATCACTATGTTTGGAAGAAACAAGAATGGAAAACTTGTAGGGTTCGGAGAGGAAGTTGTAACGGTTCCTGCGGTATTCGAGCTAAATGAAGATGGAACTCAAAAGCTAGACGACGAAGGTTTTTTATTACCTCCAATAACACCTAAAACAGAAAAGAAACAAGCTGTAATTATTAGTGATAGAGGCGAATTAAATAAATTTGCTATTCAGATGGACGGGATCAATAATTTAGGAGAGTTAGGAGAAGCTATAAATGTCGCAACAGGTAATAATAAAAACCCTAATGCCAAAGTAAATACAGAAACAAAAACAAGTGCATTTGACCCAACTAATTTTTAAAATATGAATGAGGAATATTTATTAGGAGCTTATGAAAATTTTGGAGGTCAAGACACTCTTGGAGTCGATTATAATACTTGGGTTGGTAAAATCAAGGACAACGAAGTTTATAAAAAAGGAATGTTTGAGAGTTATGGCGGTCAAGAAAAATTAAAGTCTTCTTATGAAGATTGGAATACTGCTGTATTTGTTGGGGATCCAAAAAAAAAAGATTTGGTCGAACCTACTTCAGATGCGGGAACTATCGAATTGGATTTATCACAACCTCAAGCGGATGGATTTGTGGAATTACCAAAGGTTGACAGTCAGGCCCCGACAGTTGAAAACCTAGAAAAATCACAAGAAAAAACAGTATTACAGGAGCAAGCTGAGGCGTTACAGCCTGTAGGAGATATATTTGAAAGCGCTTCGCAAGGGGATATTGACAACTTTAATACTTTTGAAGAATTAAATAACCTTTCAGATGAAGAATTAGCGGGAATTGACAATCAAATTACCGAAGAAAAACAAGGTAAGTTTGGAGTACTTAAAAGCATACAAAACGTTTTCAGAACCTCTCCTAGTTTTGGCGCATTACCCAATCCTTTTTTCGATCCCTCACAATCGGCAGAAGCTTCTAAAAAAGATGATTTAATTAAATCTACCGTTGCGTCTAAACAACAAGATTTTATTAGAAACTTAGAAGGCGATCAACAACAAAACTTAACATCATTGGTTTCGGCTAAAAAGTTTAGAGACGACACAAAGCTTAATGTTTCACAAGTTAAAATTGAAAAAATAAATACAGGACTTGTCGCTTTAGACAACAATCTTCAGAAAATAAACGGACAAAGAACCGAAATTCAAGACAGGGCTAAAGAGATCGAAACAGAAGTGAGAGCTACAGGGCCAACTAATGAATTAATGAATGAATTTGATAATTTAGTAATTGCCGAAAACGCATTAGTTGAGCAAAGCCAAGATTTAAGAACGGGTGCTGTAACTTTATTTACAGAAAGAACAGACGAATTAAACGAAATAGAAGCTACAGAAACAAACATAGGAACCTTTAACCAAGAACTTGATTTATTGAAAAGGAACTATTCTTTTATAGACAACATAACGGATCGTGCCAGAATAGGATTTGCTGAAACTTTTGGCAATTTTCAATCAGGACTACAGCGTAATGAATTGAAGCGCCAAAGAAGAACTTTAAAAGCGGTTTTAAGTAACGGGCTTGAAAACGACCCGACATACAGCGACGACGTTCCTGCTCAGTATAAAGCCAACACATACAAGTATAGCGAAGAAGAATTTGACGCAGAAACAGAGGGGCTTGTAGAAAGCTCACTTAAGTCTACGTTTAAAGAAAAAGATTTAGCTATAGAAGCTAGAGAGGCATTGCGCCCAAAATTAAGGGTAGACCAAATAAGTTCGTTTGGAGATGTGGTTGACTTCACGGTTGATGGATTAAGCGAAAACGCCTCAACATTAACACAACTAGCTATTCCTTATTTTGGACAGACAATGTTTGTATTGGGTCAAAAAGAAGGTAATGAAATTGAACTAAGAAAAGAACGTCATGACAATCAACAGGCCCTTAGCGGTATCACAAAACAACTTAAACAAGAAGGGTTGCCTGAAGAAAGAAAAGTTGAATTAATTAAAGAGAAAGATAATTTAGAAGCTTCATTATCTACTCAAAACGACTTATCAGATTCGCATTATTTTTGGGCTTCGTCAGGTATGGCGGTTT